TTAATACTTATCCTTCATTAATTTATACATACTTGCGATGTCTTCACGTATCAATATAATAGGGGCAGTATTCTTATTGATTGCTTCCAACTGCTGTAATCCTTGATACTGAATATCTCGCATTTCAGAGATATTATTATATGTCTGCTCAGCATAGATGCGCAAGAAAGAAACATCAACTGCGATAGCCTTACGAACCTCATTACCTTGCTCTTGGGCAATTTGCACCGCATAACCGATACCGATAAGGCTGCTTGCTTGGTCTGCGGTGATAGCTTCGATAGCCTTGCCCGTTGCCGTCTGCTGAGATTGCGCCTCCTTATACCCTGTTATTGCAGCAATATTATCTCTTATCTTTAAACCTTCATTAACGATGTTATCGTACTCTTTTTTAAGAGCATTCAAATCATCATCCGAAAGCTGTCCCTGCTTCATCTTATCAGCCCACTTTTCATAAAGGACTTTAAGTCTCTTGTTTGCAATATCATCAACGGCAAAGTTAAGCATTGACTTATTGAGCATCGTTGTGAAATCATTTGCGAAATCTTGCGCCGATTTACTCATATCCATAAGATTGCTAATAAAGTTGTCCTTTAACGAATCGAAGGTTGTCTGCGTAAGATTCTGATTGATTTTATCAGTCAGCTCTTCAAGCTTCTCGGCAAGGTCGGTATAATTCTCCCAATATTCAGTTTTATCATATTTACCTTGGTCGGTCATATTCTTCCATACATCTTGGTTGTATGTGCGAATATCCTTCATCTGCTCTGGAGTGAGCTTATAAATATCCTCCAAGGAATTTACCTTGCTTATCGTAGAATTAACATAACCGCCTCTTACTGCTGATTGCTGTGCCAACGTGCGATTGATAGCAGCATAATCCTGTGCCGACAGATTCCAATAATAAGCATTAGAATGATGCGAGCCATGGTAACCCATCTGTGCTTGAAGAATTTCCATACTCTGCTTATTGATTTGCTTCTGTGCATCATAGGCTTTTTGATAATTGCTGACGGCACTCATTCCCGAAGTCTTATCAATCGAACTCTTCAACTGCTCAATAGAGTATTGCAATCGCTCGTTTGATTCTGTAAGGCGATTCGTAGTCTCGGCAACCTCCTTCGCATTACTTCCATTGCCGATACCAAAAGCACTACCAAGCGATTTGATAGCCCCTATGCCGTTAATAGCTGCCCCGATATAGTTGCCCGTAGCAAAGTCTGATGCCGCTTGCGAACCCTTATTGAAGGCATCTGCACCACTTTTAAGCTTCTTTCCAAGGTCTGAATCACCGAAGCCGAGAACATCAATCAATTCACTTGCTTCTTGTAGCTTCTTAGCAACGTTACCGATGCTTTCTGCCCATTCATTAGCAATCTGCTTAATTGACTTTCTTGCCTTATCTTGTGATACATTTGCATCTTCTTGTGCCTTCTTTACGTCCTTTGTTGCCTTTCCGACTTTTACCTCAGAAACAGCGAGCTCATCAAAGAGTTTCTTTAATTTTTCGAGCTGTTCGTTGCTGAGATTCATCTTATTCTCATTAAAGAGTGCGCTCTTATTCTGAGAGGTTATCTTATTGGTGCTTACAGATACCCCCGTCTCCGCAAAGACTTTTTGTATAGCAATTTTCGTAGAAGACTGCTGTTCTTGTGCATTATATTGCTCTACTGTAGCTTTTCTTAATCGCTCTTGTGCATCAGCAGCCTCTTGTAAGAGCCGATTATATTCACGCACCTTCTCGTTAGACCAACCCCATTTATCGGTCTGCTCAGAAATAGCATCATCAATCTTACCAATCTGTTCAGATACAACCTTCATATCATCAATATCAAGAGTACCCGAACCGAGAAGGTCTTTGAGCTTTTTTCTTAGGTCTTCGAGATAAGATTTGCTCAATCTTCCCATATCAGAGAAAACAGAATCCCAGTTGATAGAATCCTTGAAATCATTAAAGTTGAGCTTCTTTAGCTGCTCTTCAAGGTCAGTTTTCAACTTTGCTTCCTCGAAAATATTACCCTTTGCCCTTGCTTCTTTGATTTTCTCGTTATATTCCTCAACGATGGCGAGCTTCTGCTGTTCGAGATTGCCATACTCCTTCAGGTATTCACGATATGATTTTAATTCATCAGCATAAATCTCATTATTATATAATTCTACAGTCTTCTGTTCAATGATGGTGTACTGCTCGGTAATCTTCTGAATATTCTTTGAATCAAGATGGTTCTTATCATCCCAAGTCTCAGCCTTGCCACCCTTTGCCTTAATAACAGACTGCTGTGCGTCAAATTCAGCTTTCTGTCGGTCACGCTCTGCCTTGATAGCTGCATTCTTTCGCTCTTCAATCTGCTCAATTTCTTTGGATAGCTCTCTTTTGCGCTCGGCAATAACCTTCTCTTCGCCTTCTTTCATCGCCTTAATCTTTGCATCGGTTACCTCCTGTTCCAAAGATTGCCAAGCTTTTGCTCTTTCATAAGCATTCTTATAGATAACATCATCAAGCTTCCCTTCTGCTGAATTAATCTGCTTCTGTTGAGTAGCATCTTTCTTAGCATCCGATTTTGCTTTATTCGCTAGAGAACGTTTTGCTGCTGCCTCTTGTCTGATGAGCATTCTCTGTTCGCTATTCTGCTGAACTTGCGTTCTAAGAACTTGCATTCTAAGTTCACGCTCTGCGGCAATATCCTTCAAAGATTGAGTATGCAATTTAGCTTGCTTTTCATGTAACTCAACGAGCTGTTGCTGCTGCTTTATCTGAAAATCGTATTTCTGCTTAACAAGAGCCTTTGCCTCCTCAATTGCAGCGATTTTCTCCTTTCCTTGTAAGGTATATATTTTATTTCTTACCTCGGCAATTTTTCCATCAAGTTTGAGCTGAGTTTCCTTATTCTTATTGATAGCGATTTGCGTTTCTTGAATCTTACCTGCAAGGGAAGCCGCTTGCTCTGCCTTTGTAAGTATTCCATTGAATGCCGCTCCTAACTTCTTTGATAAATCTTCATTGGTAAAAGCATCATAGATAGTCTTTGTTGCGCCAATAACACCTGATACTTGTGTTTTGAATACATCAATAACAGTTTCACCAGCACCCTTAATTCCATCCCAAGTCTTTTTAAGACCAGCAGTAAAGGTGTCCCAGTCCATATTTAATACACCTTTAATGGTAGTTCCGAGACCTCCAATAAGATTTACCGCTGCTTTCACGGCAGTTTTGAACGTCTTTACGAAGTTATTACCGAAGTCACGAAGGGGAGCGTTTGGCTTTGTGAAGCACTTATACAAGTATTCTCCGAAGATAATCACAATATCTGTGATAGACTTAGCAAGAGAACCAAAGTAAGCCATCAGCTTTGTATAGACCTTCTGACCCTCTGCGGATTTAGTCATCCATGTATGCACCGCCTTGAAAGCAAGAGCGATTGCAGCAATTACCGCACCCACAGGTGTTGCACACATTCCCCATAGAGCCTTTGTTACAGACTTGATGGCAGTAAGAGACCCCGTTACGGGAATACCAAGAGCCTTGAAAGCTTCACCGACCTTACCAATCTCACCTTGCAACTTACCATTGGCAGTCATTACATTAATGATTCCGTCTTTAAAATCATTGAGACCAGACTTTGCTTGTGTAAACTCCTCGCTAAAACGCTGACCAATGGAAGAGCCGCTTATCTTGGATTTTAGCTCATCAATAGGCTGTGTGATTTTATCCTTTATACTCTGCCCAAAATCAGAGATATTTTGCAAGGAATCGGAAATCTGATTACGTAATCTGCCAATAAAAGTCTCTTCGTTCTTCTCACGAATAGCCTCTTGTAATACAGATATATTATTCTTCGTCTTTTCAATCTCAGATTGCAAATTTCCCAAATCCGCTTTCTGCTTATCACCAAGAGGCTTTCCGCTGAATTTATCGGTTTCCGCTTCAAGCTCCTGCAATCTTTGCTTACTCTCGTCAAGTTTATTATTAAGCTCAGATAGAGAAGTATCTTCTATATTGATGCTTACAGTTGAAGATGAAGAATCAGGTTGAACGATAGCTTTTCCACCTTGTATCTGATTTGCAGCTTCAAGCAAGGTCGTGTACTCACGGAGGTCAGCATTAAGTCTTTGCTGCTCTCCACTCATTGCGTTTATCTTAGATTGTAAAGAATCTATATTATCCTGCGCTACCTGTATAAGTTGATTATAGTAATTAGCACCTTGCCCAGATTGATTATCCTCAGAAGAGAGATTTGATATAGCTTCCTTATAGCTATTAATTTTCTCTTTCTGAATCTCTATTTTCTTTGTTGCCTCTTCAATATTCTTAGCATAATCAGTAGAGCCAAGCTTTTGCTGAATATCATTGATGGCTTGCTCATATAGTTTAATATCAGCTTTAAGTTCCTTTGTGCTTTCAGATTGCATTCGTTCAATCTCGGCACGACCCGAAGCAACGGAAATATACTGTTGCAAGGCTTCTGTAAGATGTTTGGTTGCTTCTACGTTCTGATTCTCAGCTTCGGCATTCTGTGTTGCCGCCTCGGCATTTGCTACGTGTGCTGCCGCTTCTGCCGAGGTAGCAGTTGCCGCCGTTGTAGCCGTTGCTCCTACAGCAATATTCGTTGCAGATTGTACACTATTAGCACTTGTGCTTGCAACCGAGAAAGCACTTAATGCCTGATATGCACCATTTACCTGAGAGATAGAATTTCTAACACCATCATAAGATTCAACAAGGTCTTTTACATCACCTTTCGCCAATTCCAAAGAGTGCTTTTGAGCATCAATCTGCTTTGTAAGCGAACCGAATGCCTCTGAGCCCTTTTCTGTCTTAGCTAACTGCTCGTTAAGTTTACCGATAGTACCTTCAATGGTTTCTACTCGTCTATTGGCAGTATCAATCATTTCTGGTACTACCTGTATCCCCTTTGTGGCTTCATCCATAGCAGATTTAAGAACCTGCATAGCCTTGGTGGTCTTTGTCGCAAGGTCTTCATCGGATTGCGCCACATCGTTAAGTGCCTTATTCATTCTCTGAGATAAGGCTTCTGTATCAACGCCGACACGATTCAAACCATCACAAAGCTTATCAAGTGATGCTTGAATATCGGAAATATCCATCTGTCCGCTGATTCCAAGTATTTCATCTGCTGCTGCCATATTGTTTGCTTATTTATGTGATTATTACATCATGCCCATAAAGAAATCATTAGCAGAAATTGACTTATCTATCTTATGATACTCTTTTTGTGGCTTCTTTTGCTGTCTGCTGCCTTTTCTCGGTTCATCCTTGGTATTTGTATTAAAGGGCGGAATCGAGCGGTTAAGCAGAATAATATTAAGGTATGAGCGATTAAATACGACCTCCTCGTAACTCATACGAAAGTACTTCATTACTTCTCCGATTGTTGCCCACGGGGAGTCGTTTTCGGCTCCGTCATTATCTTCGTCTGAGTTAGGAAAGTTATAGAGGTTAAGAAAAAATTTGCATTGAAAGAACCACTTATAAACTTCACAAGCTCATTGAATGCCATAATATCAAGGTGCTTGCGTATATATCGCCCCCATACCTTGCGTGCCCACTTCTTTCGAAAGGCGCACACGATAAAAATCTCGCTCATTAAACGAGCCGTCTCAGAGTGCTCAAACAAAAGAGGGATGATATTCATCATATCGCCTTCTTTCCATGTTGGTTCTTTGATAGAGTTACCGAATACACCCATTTCATAAATCTGCATAAAGGTAAGTGGCTTCACTTTAAAGCGAAACATACCAACCTTAATCTTTACAGATGCCTCGGAAAGCGTTTTTGCTACCTTTTCCTTATCTGATGTTTTCATATCAAAATATGTTTTATAACATAAAAAGCGGTGCGGCTTGGGAAAGTTCCCTTACCTCACCGCCTTTTGAAGTTTAATTTTAAATCATATAAAAGATAAAAGCTTTACTTACTTCGCAATAGCCGCAGCACTAATATCCTTTGTGAGGATATTGCGATGACCGCTCTTCTTGTCACCCTTTGCATCGAATACCGCCATCTGACGGAACTCAATGTTAAGATTAGGAAGTCCACTCTTACCGATAGAACCACTGCGAGTGATTGTAAGTTTCATCTTAGACCACTGGAAGGTACGAGAAGGAATATCATCCAAATCTTTTGTTACAATCTGTACAGCCTTGTAAATCTCGGTTTCTTGCGGAAGCTCATTCAACCAAGCATCCTTACCACCAGTACCAGAATCCTTTGTGTAACCAAGAAGCTTCGTAAAGTTTTCTTCTGAGAAATCGTATGTCTGCAAGGTAAAGCCCTTTGTTGCTGCTGATGTGGTCAGCACTGCGTAAGGGTCTTCTGAATCCTCAACCTCTACATCCGATGTCTGTGCTGCCTGGTCGTTAAAACTCAAGCTACCAGAAACGACAGCCTTAATTTTGTCGCTCCATGTTGTTGGGTAGCCGCCATTTTCGACACAATCGGCAAAACTGAAGCTTTCCAAGCCATATACACCATTCTTTGCCATAGTTTTATTCTTTTAAATTATTATACGTTACATTAAATTTCATATTGATGTAATAAGTGTTATCACTATCACGAGTAGGGCGAGAGATAGAATAGAAATCGAAGTAACAGCCACCGAGGTAAGTACCGTCACCAAACAGAGAAAGAATCTTCTCCGAGTAATCAGAGAGCTTCTTTATGTTAGGTAGATTTGATAAGGTCTTAGGGCAATGAATATTCAAATTCACTACACCCTCATTAATAGCATCACTATACACAAAGGGAAGATGATTGATTGCGATATAATCACAAACCGCCAACTTCTCGGGTATCTCATATTTAAAGATACGACCTTTCTTTATGCCTATTCTCTCAACATTATCATTGAGATACTTAAATAATGCCGTAACGGCTGTATCACCGAGTATCATATCTAACTATCGCTTTTAATCATTTCAGCTACTTCTTCAAAAATCTTCTTCATTTCGTCACGAAGGAAATACTTTGTAAGGTGTAAGACATTGTAACCTTTATCCTCTACATGTTTTCCGTAATTCATACCAGCAACAATGACGAGAGAGTACCCTTTGGGTGCTACTACCCCTTCTTTCTGTGCATACTCACTGAGTGCAGCACTTACGCCTTCCTGTCCTCCTTCCGCTTCTTCTGCCTTTGGAATCTTACCAACTGCCGAGGTGATGAGTTGACCATCAAGGTAGAGAGCGAAAGAAATTGAGTTCTTTAAATTTGCAGTTCGGTCTTGATAACCTTTATTTTCTTTGGAAAAGGTGACCGCTTCTTCGGCAAGTTGCATCAAACGCATATTAAGGTAGCTGATAATCTGCTGCCTCTTTTCATTCAACCTTTTCTGTAAGGCTTCACGACCTTTGATTTGTAATTCAACCTTTGCCATATTACCGCCTATTAGAGCCAGATTCTAAGATAGCGTTTCTTTAAGGTTACGAAGCCTTTAACCTCCATTTCCTTATCAATCGTGCCATCTTTCTTGGTTATCCAAACCTTTTCGCCTTCCTTCGGTATGAGAGGGTATTTTGCTTTTGAGAGCGGAGCATAGATTTCGTGCGAATACACGTACTGCTGCCCGTCTACCAGAGTAATAATCTTTGCCTGCGAATTAGGCAAAATAACGCACTTTCCAAAGGTTTGCCATTCTCCTTCGGGTTGTTCGATAGGATTTCCGTCCTCATCAAAGCCATCTTGTGGAGCACCTTTTACTTTAAGTATATCTTCAAAGTTCATACGCTATCTATTTGATTACCATACCTTCACACTCTGAACCCAATAATCATCAGAAGTACTATCAATAACAAGGTCAGCATCCAATCCAGCATCCTTCGCAATAGATTTAATCATCTTGTCAATGAGATTCTTGTCGTTCTTGTAACTCTGAGAGATACCGCCAACATTCTCACTTGATAATGGATTCATCTTGTAGAGGATACGCATAGCCGCATAGGCTACGGGTTTCTTTACCGCTACAGAGTATTCATCAGCCACGGATGCCGTGATGCTAAACTTATCAGTAGCATCAATAAACATCTTCTCCAAAGTCTCATCAGAGGTAGAGAAAGGCTGAATCTCGCTTGCTATGGCTTCTGAAATTGTCATGCTAATCTTGTTATCTTATGAAGTTTCACTTATTAAATCAATATATCCATAACTGAGGGTCAGTGCATTAAGCACCAACCTTCAAGATAAAGAAGTCTTCGATACCATCGAATACTGGTTGCATCCACATTTCGTTGGTAAGGTGATAACCCTTCTTATCTCTCCAATAACCGATAAGGTTGTTATCGTATGTAGAGTAAGAAACGCCATCAACTGGGTCAATAGCCTCCAAGCACTCAGCGCACTTAGGTACAGCCACCTTATCGGCACACATCGCAACAACTCGGTTATCTGGGATAAGGTTAAAGACTGTCTTGTCAGGCAGCTCAACAAACTTATCTTCATCAATCTGAATTGTTGGCAAGAGGATAGAGCGCAGATAGATATTCATCTGGTCAACGCTAATCATCGGTGCAGTAGGATTGATGGTAATCTGACCGAGGTTCAAGCGGAAGGTGTCCTTAATCTCCTTTGCTTTACACATTGCGAAGAATGTGTTCTCAGACATACGAAGACGCAGAATCTTACGACCCTTCTTGCGAGCCTCGTCCTTCAATTTCTTAATATCCTCAATAGGAGTTGCGTTCGCCTCACCCCAATTTGTGGTAGCAGAAAGCTGCTTAACACCCAAATCAAAGGTATAAGATACGTTAGCCTTAGAGTTATTGGTACGTGATACAGTCTGAGTACCCTTGAACAATCCCTCGAAGTACAACATATCAATACGCTTATGAGGAGCGATAACCGCCAACTCGAAAGGTTTGAATGAGTACTTGATAAGTTCATCGTACTTAGCATTGAGCTGTGACTGTGTATAACCGCCACGTCCAGACATATCATTATACTTACCCTCCAAGAGGTGCATCTGGTCGAGGTAGTCGTTATCAAGCTCCCACTCATCGGCGATACGACCGATAGAGCCAGTAAGCTGACCCCAATCAGGCATAGTATGCAATGGACGCTCTGCGTTCTTAGCGACTACAGAACCGACCATAGCAGCAGCATAAGTAGCCATATTTGCCTGATATACCTTTGCAGCACAATACTCAACAGGCTTCAACTCGTTTTTCCACTCAGCCTTGTAGGTGGAAGTCTTCATGTATTCGTCAATGTAGGTCTGAAAAGACTTTGGGTCTTGCAGATTCTTCAAAATACTATTCATAATCTATAATCTCCACTTTTAAAGGTTACTGAATCTTGAACAAAGCGATACCAACCGCATTGATACCCAACTTAATATCCTCATTGATAGGATAAGGGAGTGAATCTTCCTCTACCTCCATTACCTGTAAGGTAGGAGTAGCTGCGATAGAAGACTCTTGGTCTCTTACATCGAGAGTATCGTATGAGAAGCCAAGAAGTACATCCTTAGTCTTATCATAATCTGATACAATCGCATCTTTAGCAACCGCATTATCAAGTGCTGATACAGTCAATGTATCTACACCATCAGTAGTAGCAATAGCTGAAATGGTTGCACCAGCAATCTTATCTCCAACCTGGAACAAAGAACCGCTAGCAATCTTCAATGTTGTAGCAGCCTTATCTGCTTTCTCTACAGCCTTTGCAGTCTTTACAACCTGTGCCTTACCACCAGTTATAAGTCTGAGAACTGTACCCTTCGCAACAAACTTCAAAGTAGCTGGAAGGTTGGTGCGGTCGAGGTCATAACCACCCTGTCGGCGAAGGCACTGCTCTTCAAGCCAAAGTGCTTCCTTAATATCCTCTGGCTTGGTTCTATGCAAAAAATAGCCTCTGTTTGACATAATTTTCTTCTTTTTAAGAGTTTAACATAATTCATTGATAATGCCTTACTCCTTTGGAGCATTACGCTCCGAGAAGCCTTGCATTCTTTTAATGAAATCATTCTGCTCGTCTTCGGGAGAGGTTGCCTTGGGTGCTTCAACAAAACTGCCGTTTGCTACAAGTGACTGCTTCAATGCTGTCCAATCATCGGCACATTGCTGTGCGAGAGTTTCAAGATTCTCTTCCTTGTCGAGCAGATAACGTGAACGGAACTGCTGCGGAACGTCCTTCAATTTTTCGCTCTTACCGAAAAGGTCATCAAGACGTGCTCTTTCTTCCTTTTCCTTGTATGGAGCAATGGCGGCGGCTACAGCTTCGCTAACTACTTTCTGGGTACTCTTGGTAGCCTCGGCAATCATCTGCTGAACCTGCTCTTGCGTAAGCCCTGTTGGAGGTACTGGAGGGGTAGGAGGAACTGGTGGAGTAGGCTTATGGTTAGGGTCGTTAGGGTCAATCCATCCATCGAATTTCTTCGTTGTCTCGCTGACCGCACGATTGAATGATGATTGCATCATACCAACATAAGGTTCAACTGCCGTGATAGCACTCGTTACATCCTCGTCCTTTGACTCATCTGTTAGACCACGACTTGCAACAATCAGGTCAACCAGCTTTGAAAGTTCATCCTTCTTCAAACCATACTTTGCAAATGATGTTTTGGCAGAAGCAAGCACTTTTTCTTTTATTGTCATAGTAATTCTGTTTTAAACGTTAATAAATAAATAATTTCCGATTGCAAAATTACTATTTCTATTAATAAAATAATAATAAATAATAGGAGCTGTGTAAACAAATGCTATTTTTGGCGATTTTCTTGCGGTCTAAGCGGCTTTCTTTTAGTTTATGTATAGTTATTAAGAAACAAAAATAAAAGGCAAGATAGCCAATATTCTTGGTTACTTTGCCTTGCGTTGTATCATATCTATCTTTGCCTTAACCTTCTTCGGATTCCTAGCATCGTGATTACTCAATCTTACCACATGATACCCAAGCCGCCATATACCCGAAGAGCGGTTACCATCCTTGCGCTTTTGGTCTTTAGTAAAATGATAACCACCATCGAGCTCAATAATCGTTTTTATCTCGGGCAGATATATATCAGCGAAGTATAGCTTTCTGCCCGTGACTATCGGTTGCTGTGGTATCACCTTATATCCTAACAGAGTGCAGATTTTCGCCGCAGCCTTCTCCGCATCGGTTGTATGTGAAAGGAGGTCGCAGCGAATTTGTCTGATAAGAGCCTTGCTTATCTTCATTGCTAATTTTGCTCTATGAGAGGTAAGTTGCCATGCTTCTTCAACTCCTCGTAAAGAAACAATCTTCCTTTCTGAGTCCATTTTGTGTGCATCACCGAGCCATTCGTTCCGTTTCGATGAACGATAGGTACAGTATCAGATTGCACATAACCATAAGGAAGGTACTTTGCGTACAATATCCACTGACCGCCAACCTTATGTTGAATGCCAAAATTACGAAGCAAGACATTGAACGCCTTTGCTGACTGACCGTAGTCCTGTGCAATTTGCGTTGTCGTTACAGTCTCATTGCTTGATAGAATCTTATCTACATAAGTTACCTTTGGTTGCATCTCGGATATAGCGCCGTTCAACTCTACGATTTCCTTTGAGCTTTCTTCAAGTTGTTTCTGTTGCTCTTCAATTTTTTGTTGCTGTTTTGCAGCCAACATCAGAGCCTCGGCAAATGACTGTGGCACTTGATATTGCTCACATTGTTTGATTTCTAGTTCTTCCCAACGAAGAATCAATTTCGCTCTTGCCTCGTCATTGAACTTAGTGGCGACATACAAGCACTCGGTTTTGTTTAGAATGTAGCAAGGGCGGTCTTGGTTGTTTGCGTCCTTGTATGAGCCGAGCGGAAATTTCCGTTGGGCTACTTTTTCCCAAGCAGCTTCCATGTTTCTGATAGCTTCAAGAACATCAGAATGCCGCTTACCTGTAACCTCGGCAATTTCAAGCGAGGTCATGGTTTCTTTCTTTATCAACTCTTTCATATCTTTACTATTTTTGATTTTCTAACATTTTTATCTCATCTTTTAGATAGAAGATTGCTTTGCTTAAATCCTGCATTCTCTGTTCACGCTCTGAGAGGTTCATTTCCTTCTTTCCTTTGCGTAATAGATACTTGATAGCCGAACCGCAATTAAAATCAAGGTGGCGGCAAATATCAATTGGCTCTATGCCGCAGAGTTCCTTCAACCAAGCGTAATGGTTAGGATGATTAACCATTTCTTCCTTTTCCTCTGTGACTATAGTACCATTTTTTGCAATCTCTTCAAATTGTATAGGAATATTCTTATCGAATGGAATATTGTATTTATCTGCTATAATATTGCATTCAACAATAGCTTTATCTATCTTGGCAACTTTTAATGTCAGAGGGTACATATTGGCAAGAGCATATTTAGTTCCCTCAATATCATAAATATAACCTCTTAATTTATTGCCTTCCATACCAATCACCTTATCAGGTTCTATTGGTAAGGTAAATACCAATCCTTCACGTATCTTCATTGATTCTATCATAATTCTTACTTTTTAAAAAGTTTATCAACTACTGATTCCTGTAATTACGGATGCATACATCTTACAACCCTTGCTTCTGTATTATTTTTCTTCTGATAGCAACAGATATTGCATTCAAGTGCCCCAACCTTATTTATGGCGTGCGTATATCGCCCACATTCGCCGAAAGGACAATCTGTAATATACTCAATACCGCCGTGAATAAACTCACGTACCTCATATTTAACTGCCGTATTCGGCTTCTTTTCTTTCTTTTGGTATAACATATTATCTTATCTCAATTTTGATTTTATAAATCGACTTCTGCTTCAAGTTTTCCGTGCCATCAAGCAAAAGATGAGCAATGATGTTATCTACTGATTCGCTAATAGCTCTCTTCGTATATTCGTGATAACTGCCGTCTTCTTTTTCTTGATAGACATTTACACTGCCAGAGCTATCATCTGTGACAATAACCCCATTATCGGCGAACTCTAGCTTAAAATTAAGTTTTTCCATATAATTATTTTTTTTGTTCCATAAAATGTTTCTGTTGTATTAACATCATTCTTGTAATCAGATTCTGCATCTTTTCGATAATAAACTTCGGGGTCTCCGAAGTTCTGATAAAGAAAGGATGCTTCCCTCTCTTATGCTTATTGAAGAATAAAGCATCATCTTCACCCTCTATCTTTACAGCTATCATGTACTGACCGATGAAGAGGTGGGCACTTCCCTCTTTTCTCTTTCGAGGTGTGGTGTATTTGATGCCGTTCTCGTCTAAGAAAGACATTAGCTTCTTTAATTTCGTTTCATTTTTCATCTTGCATATCTCCTATAGTTTAGTTATCGCTTAACATTTTCTCAACCTCATTATCGTATTTGTTTCTTCTACACCAAGTAGTGAGGTCAAAGATTACTTCCGCATCCTTTCTAAAGCTCTTGTATAAGCTCAGATAGTTTTTCTTTGTTTGTGCGTTAGCCTTTCTCGCCTCATGGAAAAAGGCAAAGTAATTTTTAAAGTACTCTGAATGTATTGTGATAACATCGGCATCTTCGCATTTTTGCATCATAAACAGCGTTGCTTCTACCATAACGACTGCCTTTGAAGCGCAATAGATGTGATTCTTTTCTTTTGCTACAACTTCTCCGTTCCTTATGATGATAACTGAAAATTTTCCTGTGGCGAACTTATCTTCATAATCACAACTTACGTAGCACTCATATCCAACAAGTTCTTTTGCTGGTGTGAGGTAAGTATCGAGCCAATTTTTCTTTTTCTCCATTTTGTATCTCCTGTGTTATTATATAATCGGGTGGGGGCGTATGTGCGCCCGTTAGTTAATTATTTCTTGGGGCTGTCGCCCCTATAAGGGAATAAATTAAATTAAAGCCCTCATCCCTTATTTTATTATTTTTGATTTTACATAAACTACATTTTTGCCTCCTTTCTTCTCATACCATGACGAGATATTGATATAGCATCGTCCATCTGCATACGATAGATATTCGATTCAATGGAAAATGCACTTCTATTTTTTGCGCTTATCACTATTATAGAACCTTCAAAATCCGTAATAGCCATATTGTTAGTACATACCTTTGCATCGCACCTTACTTCTTTGATTCTTGTGCGCTTATTGATGATACCCTTGTTTATAAGCTGATTTGTAACTTTGAACGCTTGGTACATCGTACCATAGATAACATCCTTGATTCTGTCATAAGATAAACCTTTGTTATCGCTAAACTTCTTCCTCAACATACGACTTTCACGTTTGAGAGCCTTGCGAATAGTCTTTGCATTTCTCCCATTCGTCCCCTTATTGTGCGTATTGATTACGTCCTCTTGCATTCTAACTTGGTTCTCCATGACAATCCTTCTCAAAAGGTTTTTGAGGGCAGGAAATGTCATCTTCGTCAAATCATTCTTGCGAAGCTTATAACTATATCCATTATTTGAATGTATGCTACGTGCAATGAATCTCTTCTTTCCATTTTTCTCTTCAAAACGGAAATACCCTATCTTGCAACCATATTCAAGCAGTCTCTTTAATTTATTATTGTCAATATGCAATAATTTAGCGCAATGATTATATGATACAAGATTAAGGTCTGATGAGCGGAATAAGAGCTTTATTTTAAGGAGCAAGCAGAAGGCATCTAAGCGATTCCTATCGCTCAGAGCAAACTTAGCTTCCTGTATTCCTATTCTTATTCTTTTCATCATTATATATATTAATGTAAAAACCAAACAGATGAAAGGTGCTATCTATCATTCTGCTTGGTTTGTATATCGAACCCTTTCACTTGTGTTGATTGGGCATATATGATTCTTTTCTTTGCTTGGAAAATAGCACTTTCCTTTTTATGCCGCAAAATTATAAAGAAAATCTGAGATATTCGCTTAAAATCTATTAAAAAACTAATAGTTAGTATTAATAAACTAAAATTAGCTATTAGAAAATTTGGTAGTCTGAGATAAAGTTATTAATTTTGCGGTATCAAAGTTAATAAAATAGCTTTTGATACATATAATTAATGTAGAAATTATTAATAAATTAAAAATAGGAGATACGAAAAATGAAAAAAGAAAAAAACATGATGAATCCATGTAATTGGAGAACCGAAGATGTAAAAGATGCGGTACAAGCAGCAATGCTCGCCGCTAGTGGAATTATCTTAGCGTATGCTGTTATCTGGCTCGCTTACTAAAAAAGGAGGTAATATGGAGATAGTAACAACATTAGTTAAGTTCCGTTGTCGCAAGGATGAAATGATGGAGCAATCAAAGAATGCTCAGATTTTTCTCTTTGAAGGCAAAGAAGGTAAGACTAAGGTATTCGTACCTAAGTCTAAACTAATTATCAAGGATGATGCTTTAGATAGCAACTATAATCTTTGCATCATACCTAAATGGGTATTCTTTAGCACAAAGAACCTTTCGCAGAATGTTGAGTTGGTAGGAGAAACGCAACACATGGAGGTTCTCAATGATATTGAAGATTAATAGTATATATAGTAATAATTATTTTGTTTAATGTATTAAAAAATAGGAGATACAACAATGAACACAATGGCAATGAATTTGATGGCACAGCCAAGAGTAAATGAAGTAGCGGTTGCAAAGCAGCCAGAGTTAAAGAGCGCAGACGAACGTCAGTTTTTGGATTTTGACGTAAGTAAGTGTCAGATACTTACCTTGGAGCAGCTTGAAAGAACTGAACGTGAGAACGATGCTTACGGCAAACCTCTCAAAGGTATCTATCATCACGAACTGATACATCGTGTAATGGATATGTGTAAGAGCTATGGTTATGAGCCAGAGATTTATGATTTATTTGCTTCAAACAACAAGGATAAGAAAAATCCTGGTGTAAGCATCTTGCCACAGAAAGAAGCTCAATTCGGCGATAGAGCGGTAGAGGCTCATATTTTACGAAGAGTTTACTGTAATATCCGTCTCAGAGATTTCGATAAAGGGGAAGGCAAGAATGAGGTCACAACCAATATGGCGGTATCATTCCATCAAAGAGGAATACAGCTCGGAATTGGACGTAATTGTGTTATCTGTCATAATACATGTATGCTTTCACCAGAGCAGTATGCGGCTACCTATTCAGATACAAATAGCAACCGAAAGTCATATACACTTGAAGAGTTGCTCTTAAAGGCTGATGAGTGGCTACAGAACCTTCGAGGTATTGTTGCTTCCGATGATGAAAAAATCGAAGCAATGAAGGCAAGAGAGATTAGTGCGCAGGAAATGTTTACTATAATAGGTATGCTTACTGCTCTACGTGTTTCATCTGAGACTAAATATAAAGAAATACGTAACTTGCAAACTATACCTCTGAATCAAGCTCAGATAGGTCGTCTTACCGAGAAGATGATGCTTACCTATCACGAGCAAAATAAGGTGACAGTGTGGGATTTTTACAATGCCGCTACGGATATGTATAAACCGCACTTATTAGACCAGCCAATGATTCTTTCACAGAATATGGCAATGGTTAGTTTCATTAATCAGAATTTAATATAAGAGTAGGGCGAAAGCCCTCTCTTTAAAGAAAGGATTAAAAATATGGAAGAGATTTGGAAAGATATACCTGAATGGGAAGGATTTTATCAGGCATCGACTTTTGGAAGAGTTCGTTCTGTAGATAGGGTTCTTATGAAACAAAATAGTCATGGCTTTCTTTCGCCAAAAAAATACAAAGGGAAAATAATTTCCCCAAATACAAATAATCGTGGTTATCTGTATCTTTGCTTATGTAAAGACAATAATCATCATTGGTTTGCCAAGGTTCACCGACTGATTGCAATGACATTTTTACCAAACCCAAATCATCTTTCAGATGTGAATCATAAAGACGGAGATAAACTGAATAATAAAGTCGATAATTTGGAATGGTGCTCTCATTCTGAAAATCAAAAGCATGCGTTGCGTACGGGTCTTAATATAAAGCCTTATGCGGCTGGAAGATATAAAAAAGCTATACTACAAATTGACCCGATTACAAAAAATGTTATTGCTGAGTTCGATAGTATTACGGCTGCTACTTTATATTTCGGTAAAACCAATATAACAAATATTGGTAACGTGTTGAATGGTAGGCACAAAATTGCCTATGGATTCGAATGGAAATACAAATAGCAATGAGTAGCTTCATTCAGAATAAGTTGATTTAAAATATAACTACATAAGATTGAATATTGAAGTCATAAGAAAGTCGTTTTTTGAAGAGCCATAAAGCCGCCGTGAGGTGTCGGCTCTTTCTCTTAGAAGAATTATTTTATTCAGATAAATCTTGCCGTGAGGTAAGTTTTATGACGTTATTTTTGAAAATTTCATCTTTTTGCCCTACGGCGGTAGGGCATTTATATCCCGAGAAAAACCAATCGCACGGGGTGCGTGAGCTGTAGAATAGTGGTTCCGACTTCTTTTAGTTAGAATAGATGTATGTATTATTTTCCATGCTTTTAAAGTATATGCGAAGATACTCCGTAATAAGCAGCTCTTAATAAGCGGAGGTTGGCGAGGGTTCGATTCCCTCTCTTGGGGCTATGTTTTTTTAATATATATAATATGACAGATTTTAACGGAAAATTAAATTTGCTGAAGCTCAAAAGAGCTGGCGTAATGCAAATCCAAGGTCGAACCGAGGTGCTTCGGTGTGTGGTTATTCCTATCGAAGATAATAGTATCTTCGTTACAACAGATGATAATAATCAACCAAAGGCTGCTTATCTCGACCTTACTGCTTGGGAATTAAAGAACCCTAAGTATGACGAGACTCACATGATTAAACAGTCGTTGCCTAAAGAGGTTCGTGAGAAAATGACAGATGAGGAGAAAAAGGCGATGCCTATCCTTGGTGGTTTAAAGCCTGTAATTTTTGAAAGTCAGAATGCGGCTTCTTCTTGTGCTGCACCTTTTGCTCAAACACAGGATTTGAATGACTTACCTTTCTGAGCACAGACTCTCTTAAATAATGGTTTTAGATTAGTTTTAGATTATTAGAAATATGAGAAGTAGAACGAGTAATTGGTTTGAGGTAGGAATCCGCTACCAAAAGACCCAAGAAGATGGTTCAGAGAAATCTGTGACCGAAAAGTATGCGATTGATGCCTTATCCTTTACGGAAGGTGAGAGTGCAATCACAGAGGAAATGGCTGCTTATATTAGCGGTGAGTTTAAGGTTAAGTCAATGCAAGAGGCTTCGTACAGAGAGGTGTTCTTTTCTGATAAGGATGATGATGATTGCTGGTACAAGGCAAAATTGCAATTCATTTCCTATGATGATAAGACCAACAAAGAGAAGCGTAGCAACGTGACATACCTCGTGCAAGCAAAGTCTATGCACCGAGCAATCAGTAACATTGATGAGGTGATGGGGAAGACACTTATCGACTATGATATTGTGGGACTTAATAAAACGACAATCACAGATATCTTTGAGCATGATTTGGAAAAGCATCAAGGGCTTTGAGCAAAGTTATGATATATCAGATACAGGATTAGTTCGTTCTAAGGTAAATAATAAAGGAAAGTTAAGATATTTAATAAAGAAAACTCATGTAAATAATAACGGTTACGAGGTTGTTCCTCTTAGTCATAAAGGGAAACGTAAACTTTTGGCAGTACATCGTATTGTTGCATTAGCTTTCATTCCTAACCCAGAGAATTATCCGCAGATTAATCATAAAAATGAGAATAAACTTGATAATACGGTTGCTAACTTAGAATGGTGCACTTCTAAATATAACTGTCAATATGGAAGTAGAACAGAAAGAATGCGAATGAAAAGACGAAAAGATAAGCGTTCTTTTAATGTAGAGCAAATCGATAAAGAAGGAAATGTTGTTAATACTTTCTTTTCTATGAAAGAGGCTCAAAGAATTACAGGTATAAGAGAAAGTGGTATCTCAAAGTGTGTAAATGGAATAATATTATCAAGTGGAGGATTTTATTGGAGAAGAATAAATAATAAAATAAAAAAGTAAGATTATGGCAAGACCTAAGAAAAATGGCGCAGAACAGCCTTTGAATTTAGATGGCAATAATATGCCTATGGAGAATGAGAACGCTCAGCAGAGCCACAAAAATGCGGCTCAGCAGCAAAGTGAGGAGCAAGTTGAGGAGTTTGAGGAAGAGGATGAGCTCCCTTTTGAAGTAGAGGATGGAGTTCCTTCCCCTATTGATAATGATAGTAATTCATTTGTTATCTATGCTCCAAATGATATTGAAACTCGTAAGGGGCGAATGGAGGTGGTATCGGGCATTACTCTTAAAGAGGGTTATCGTGGATTGATTGTTCCAATTACATTTAACGCTCTTCATGGTTTGCCTACGGAGTCAGATTATCGCCTACAGCACTCCGATGTGATTTCTACGCATGTAGGGGAGAAGGAGATGGTAAGACTTGTACTCTCCATCAATGATGAAACAATGATACAAGAGCAGACGAACTTCGGTTCACGCTCTCGCTACCTTATCATTCCGGAGGGCTCTCCGCTTGCCGTTCTTTTGATTTTTAAGCTGTGAAATATATAATTGCGGATGGAGGTCTATTCTATAGTATCTCCTTCCGCTCTATCAAGTAAACTATGACAGAAGTTGAACGTAAAATGCGCAGAAGTAAATACGGCAAGACCTACTATCAAAAGCATCGTGAAGCTTGCATCGAAAGAGCCAAAGCTTGGTACAATGCTCATAAAGAGTATCGTAGGCTGTATATGCTTGCGTATAATGGTAAATAGTATTTTTATATGGATGAGTTGGATAAAATTAAAGAGTTAAATACTCAATATAAGCTTTTACGTAATAACGGGATGGTGGTAAAAGTAGACCTCGTAACCAATGTGGGAACTTATGTAGTTGAGAACCCTAACATTATTAGCAAGGTGCTTGACTTACTTATCCGTGAATCGCAGAAGCAGATAGAAAGTGAGGTGAATACATGATAGGATTGAATGATAGACCAACAAGAGCAAAAAGGGTTGTTGTGGTTCAGTTAAAAGACAAAAAGCCTGAACCTTTCCTTACTTGCCCAGAGATTTATTTAAAGTACGATAAAGAGAAGATTGGCATCTGTCTTAATGCTCTATGGAATGCTCTTGCTAAAGATGGTTGCTACGAGAATAAGAAATGCAAAATCTCTTATCAGAGTATCGAACAATTAAAAACATTGGCATGGGAGTAGGTAATAAAGGGTGTTGTGTACTAAAATATCCTCATTCTATAGATGATGGATTATTAGCTCTGTACGCACAGGGGCTTACCATACCCGAAATTAGTAAAAAGGTAGGTATACCTTATGAAACAGTACGGCGGCGACTAAAAGGAAATGGAGTTAAACCTGCATCACCACGATTTATCGCTAAGTATGGTGAAATCCGTTATTTAGGGCGTTTCCGCTACTGGAGCGAGGAGGAGGAACAGAGATTTATTAGATTATTTCCCTTTCGTACAAATAAAGAAATTGCTAAAATCTTCTGTTGTAATATCAGAACAGTTAAGAATAAGGCTATGTCTCTTGGGTTAAGAAAAGATGCCGTATGGTTGCATGAGTATAGATTATCTTCCATGAAGATTGCTGCCATTATATCCAAATCAAGCTCTAAGAAGTTTAGGTTTAAGGAAGGGAATAAATTCGGACATAAGTTTAAGAAAGGGTTTAAGTACGATAAAGAATTTTGGGAGAAATATAGAAGAGGTGAGGTTTCTTTGCCTTGATTTTATTTTTTCTTAGTATATATGATAAAGTTAAAAAACATTTGTAATATGGAAGAAACTAAGTATAATAATGATGTACCTTACGAAAGAGTAGTGCTTAGAGTGTTAGAAAACTACTCGAAGATGCAAATCAAGCTAACTCGTTACCAGAAGAAGGTCAAAGAGCAAGGTGAGTTGCTTAATAAATTAAACAACAAACACAATGATTACGAGAAGGTCGTAGCTGAGCGTGATGAGCTTCTCCAAAAGAATAAAGAACTTTCTCGCCAATTGAAGATTTACGAAGGTGTGCGTAAATACTTCAATGGTCAAGTCTCAAAATTAGAAACTGATAAATAATATATCAATATGAAGAAGATTTTATCTTGGTGCGGTTCTCATACTGAGCTGCTATGTGCATTCTTTTTGTTAGGATGCTGTATCAGTAGTGCGGTCAAAGATGGTTGGTCTGTGGCGATATTATTCTTGCCGTTTATCGCTATGTGGATATTTACCTATCACTTACAGAAAGAGATTTCCCGTCTTATTAAGAAGAATGAAGAGCTGAAAGAAACTAATAAGCAGCTCGAAGAGGCTTATGAGGATAAGACTTTAAAACTGAATAGATTTATGGATTTTAAGTCACTCTTTTATTATAGATACCTCTTAGCGCAGAATGATGTTAATTTATGCAAGAAGAAGATTAGCTGCGGTGACTATCTTTCAAATAGGAAGTATTATGAAAATATGATAGAGTTCTATCTTAAAAAGATTTTGGACAAGGTTGTGTAATAATGAAGTACGATGAGTTTTTAAAGAAGGAGCGCCAGAAGAAAGGCAGAAGCAAACCACGGCACATTGAATCGCAGATTCAGATTCAGATGGTGAAGTGGTTTCGCTTGCAATATCCTCGCTACATTATTGCCGCCATTCCTAACGGAGGGCAGCGAAGTGCGCTTGAAGCAAAGATAATGAAAGGTGAGGGCGTTTTGGCTGGCTTCTCCGACCTTATTATTATAGCAAGAGAAAATGTCCTATTTATTGAAGTTAAAACTAAGGACGGGTATCAATCTGATTTGCAAGCCAAATTTCAGTCTGACGTTGAGCGATTAGGCTTTCAGTACAGCATTTGCCGCTCATTGGATGAGTTTATCTTAACCATCGAAAAATGGTTAAAAAATAAGTTTTCTGTGTAAAAATATCCGATTTCCTTAGTTTTGTATTAATATCTATTAAAATACTAATAAAAACACCGAAAAGATTTGTTGGTTTCAAAAGAAATTATTAATTTTGCGGTGTAAATAATTAATAAATAGGTTTAATAATTAAAAGATACAACAATGGAAACAAAGAAAATTGCTCGATTCAGATTTACAGCACTTGCCCATACTTTCGATAGTTGGGATGAGGTCATAAGTTATTACGAAAGACTTGTAGAGCGTGGTGAATGTGTGGTACTTCCTACTGTTTCATTTTGGGATGATAAGGTGAGAACCAATAAGTGGCACGCACAGGTTAAAAAGAATGGTAAAATTGAGTTTACAGAAATTGAAAAATAGGAGATACGACAATGATTACAATTATCAGTAAATACACTGGCGAGGTTATCACCAAGTACTCAGGTGCTTTGGTTGGTGAATCTACAGAGGATTCTTTTATTGCCAACGCAAAGGGTTCGGGTACGTTCAGAGGACGTTGGAATGCTATCGTAGAGGTATTCATTCCATTGAAAGGCTTGAATGCCACACAATGCCTTCTTAAAAGCCTATACGCAGTGAAGGAATGTATAAAGAAGAAATAATTAACGTTTAAATATAGGAGATACAATTATGGAAATCAAGGTAAATATACCACAAAACGATTATGTTCAACCAACCGAAGTTAGAGAGGAAGTCGTACAGGCAATCTGTAATGCCTTCTTATCTAATAGTTGTTGGGATATTTTTCATCCTTTCTCAGGTGCAAATAATGGTAGCCGACCTGCTACAAGACGTATTAGTTTGAGCAATCCACGCTTTAGTGGACATGCCAACGATAAGGATATGGTTAGAATACATGGATGTGAAATGAAAGCTGCCTTTAAGGTGTTGATGAAGGCTGGTTATCACATGTATAAAGTGTATGACTATGGCTCTTGGATGGGTTACGCTTGCGATAAGAAACCTTTCCGTGAGGGTGCATCTGAGGTTCTTACGTTTAACGACTTTATTGATTAAGCTTATGTTTATAGAATTTAAGGATTTAAACGTAGTATTTAGGAAAAAGTTTCCTTTGGCTATCGTGTATCTTGGTAAGTATGATAGTGAACAATTCTTGAAGAAGCAAGGAGTGGCAAAATCTGGCTCATATTGCAATTTTAGCCCACTTATTGCTATCGTTGATTTTGTTCCGCAGAAAATCGGGTGTGAGATAAATTTTACTAATTATCGCATTCTTAATAAAAAGGAAGAGGAAGATGCTTTAGCTATTTTTAAAAGAAGCAATCTTACTATCAATGATAAAGGGTTTGTTTCCTTCCTTGATTATAAGCAGATTTGCTTTGAGGTAGATGGGAATATTCTTCCTTATGATGATTTCTGTAAGTATCAGCTACCTAAGAATAAGGTATTTAAACTAGTCTTTGATAATGGCTTCTCCTATCATGGCTCAGAACCTTTTAAGGGTGATGCAAAGAAGTATGCTGATACCGCAATAAGGATTGCTGAGAAGATTGGTTATCTTTGGTTTAGTTGGAGAATGGGTTTCACACTTAACAATCTCCTCAACGTAGATGTGGTTTACGGCAAAGACGAAAGTTATTCAGAAATATCTAACACATAATGACTATGGAAGAGATTGAAGAAAAGAAGTTTATCATAGAAGCAAAGGGCGAAGTGCCCTTTGCTCAACGCACTGGTGATGGCTATGAGTTATTCAATAATGAACGAACAATGAAGTTCTGTGCGAGAAGGCAACAGATACTGGATAATGAAACGGGTGAACAGAAATCTTGTTTTGCCGTTTTCTGCTTCGTTAAAGAGGATGATGGATGGGTACAAGGTGATAACTATCATCAGACGGAAACCATCACCTCTTTTGTTAAGGATTTGAATATCTCTCCTTATTTTACCAATGCTGTAAAGGAATATCGTGAGCAGATGGAAATCACAGAAATATGGGAGGTAAAAAAATGGGAATAGGAGCGATTTTAATCATCATAGGCGCATCCGTCATCGCATTGAGCAGCGTTGTTGCTGTTGGCGCAATGAATGGAAAATTAGAAGGTGTGGTAACCATACAAGAAAAAATCTTGATTACTATATTCTTATTAATCTTACTCATAACGGGTTGGGTGCTATTGTATAACGGAATATCAATAATTAATCTGTAATAGAATGGAAAAGAGATTAAGCTTAGAAGATAAAGCTAAAATAGCTAACGGCAATGAACGTCATTGTAGGCAATGCAATCATCGTGTTTGCCCAGATGGTTTGCTTGAAGTATGTTCGGAGGCTTTTATTCGAGGGTACAAGAAAGGCTATAAACAAAGTCAGAAAGAACAGAAAGAACGTATTGATAAGATACTCCACCCTGTTACTGAGCCTTGTGGTAGTAATGCTATCTTTGTCTTTTTTAGAGACGTAAGAAGTGGTGAATTACAACCTTATATTGAGGATATGAGAATGCCTGATGCAAAACGTTACCAAGATATAGGTTCAATAAAGTTTTCGCCAGAAAAAGACGAGCCGCAAAAATTACAGATTGCATGGTGTTATCCGAAGGATTTGGTTGAGCTTCTTGGATATAACAAGAAGTATGCCGATTTTGAGCGTATAGCTCTTTCTGAAGGCGCATTCTCTTATCCTCGTGAGGAGTATGAGGAAAATCTTCAAAAGTACTCTACCGTGCGCTATGAACACAAAAAATATTATCATTATCGTAAATTAAAAAAATAGCTTTGTTATGGATAAAAAAGATATTAGTCTAAAAGTTATACTTGAAATCGGTGGCAACCTTTGTGGTATGACCATAAAGGATAAGGATGATAAAGTTGTGCTATTCGAGCATTTGTCATTTAATGAGCAAATTAAGATTCTCAATAGCCTTAGTCAGAATTATAACTGCCTTGTGCGGTTCTTAAAAGAAAAGGAGGGATAAGGTATGAATTTGGTTCTATTTGTATTGATTATCATATCTGTTGGGGTTACTTTCGGATGTCTTGTACAAGGTAATAATAATAAGGAGAAGTAAAGTATGGAAGCAACTATTTTATTAGGCAATCATAATGATTGTAAGATTGATACGGGAAGATATGTAGAAACGGACGTTATGGGTTGGAAAGCCATTGTCTATGTACCGAGTGGCATTGATAATGAGCAAGTTCAGAAAGCCCTTGATTACGCTTATTCTACTCTCTGTCAGAGTTGCTATATGGAGTTTATCTTGGCAGACAACTTCCTTCTTATTTCTAAGGAGGTCTTTGATAAGAAGAAGGTGTTTAAGTTCAATCTTAAAAAGCACTTTACTGAATGCCAAACATCTATTCGTGATACGATGAAGTTGTATGAGCGAAATATGGATGAAGACTACTATAATGAGTATTCTACTTTTCTGTGGGATTTGATTAAGGATAAGGTTGAGAAGTTACGAAAGATGATTGAAGATAAGCTTCGCAATCTGAAATGCAATTATAACCCTTATCTCTGCTCGTATGTCATTATGATTCAGAACCTCGTACAGCAGATTAATGATACCCATATACACGTTATGGAGATTACCGAAAGGGAGTATGGAGTTGATATTGCTCCAAGCTACGAAAATTATCGGGCTAAAATGGCATTCACGCAAGCGGATAATTGTCTGTACGACATCATGCACGATGAAGCAGAGAAATTCCGTGACAATATCGTTAAAGATAAGAAGGTTGTCGCCGTATGGTCTGATATAACAAGAACTATCTATGACCCTATCAATGCAAAGAAGGCTCGTTTCTCGGCTTTCTATAGCATGCCTGAGGAAACGCAAGCTCTCTATAATTTGAGAGAGGAGGATGGATTCTGCGAGCCTAAAGAAGGTACTAAGAAATTCAAGAAAGGAGCGTAGGGTATGGAGTTAGATAATATTTACTTCGGAGATTGCATTAACCTTATGCGCGATATTCCTGATATATGCGTAGGCTGATACATTATGCACGTATTCGTGCTAAGCAAAGAGGATTAAAATTATCCCAAATTACCATTGAAGAATGTATTAAAGATATGCAATTTTGGGAGAAAGGGATTTTTGCGTATGCGCCTTTTAAGGTATCTTAAAGAATAGACGGATTCTCATTTTATCTTAATATATATGTTGTATCTCTTTGGGGGCGGTGGTCTCGGCTGCTGCTCCCTTCTATAAGTATAATAAGTTTATCAAGGTAAAGAAATAAGTCTCTGATTCTTAACACGAAAGCTATTAAGCACTATTAATTCCGATTTATTTCTATTAATATCAAAAATAGTTGGAGAAAAAGTTGGTAGTTCGCAGATTTCTTTTTAATTTTGCGGCGTTCAATAAAATATCAGTGGTGAGGTTAGAAGCTCTGCCACAAAAAGGTAGGGCGTTTTTTATGCTCGCTTCTTAACGGATTACGATATACGTGTATCGCTTCCCTTGGGTGTATTGTAATGGTGCATCCGTGCTTTCACTGATAGGCATTGAACAAAGGGTAAAGCGGTACACTCTTTTTGTTGTATCAACCCGACAAGTGTTTAACGTTCAAAAATATCAGTTCAATGGACGAAATTAAAATTTTGCACAAATCTACTTTCCTAGGTAAGGAAATAGATGTATGGGGAACTTTTGATAACCCATTATTTCGGGCAAGTGATGTAGCAGATTGGCTACATAACACAAATGTCTCTAATATGGTTAAGAAGGTTGATGAGGACGAAGTGACTAAGTTTAACTTAGGCAGTCGTCAAGGTGAAACTCTTTTTCTTACAGAGAATGGTCTTTATGAGATACTTATGTTATCTCGCAAGAAGGAAGCCAAGCAGTTTAAGAAAGGAGTAAAAGCTATCCTTCACGAAATCCGCACCAAGGGCGGCTACATTGCTTCTTCGGTCAATGATACTCCCGAAGCTATCATGGCACGAGCCTTGAAGATTGCGGATGAGACGTTAAAGCGGAACGAGCAAAGAGTTCGTGAGCTTGAAGCTCAGACAGAGCAGCAGGCACAGACCATCGGTATTCAGCAGAAGGAATTGACTGTTGCCGCACCAAAGGTAAAGTACTACGATGATACACTTGCATCAACGGACTGCCTTACCACCACACAAGTTGCTGATGACCTCGGTATCAGCGCAAGAGCACTCAATCATCAACTTTCCAATGCAGGTATTCAATACTTTCAATCAGGTTCTTGGCATTTGAAGGGCAAGTACCGTGAATGGCAGCTCGCAAGCACCCGAACCTACAATTATATCAAGGGTGATGGTTCTACGGGCACAAAAGTAAATCTTGTATGGAATCAACGTGGCAAGCGTTTTATTCTTGCTCTCTATAACAACGACTTTAATGTGAAGGATGCCATCGCTGAAATCAACGGCGAGAAGAGAGCTGCGCTTGTATCTAAAAACAATCAGTCTAACTTTTAATTGAATAGGAGAAATCAAAAATGGATAATCAGAATATGATGATAGAGGTAATGGTTGATAATGATGCTACTCAGCGGTGTATCGCTCTGCTCAAAGAGCTTATGGCAGTCCAGGAGAAGGCTATGAGATTCTTGGTGTCTGAGGGTATTGATGATAGTAATGAGGGTACGATGATTGCCGAAGGCATCGGTAACGCCGTGAAAGCCTTTGGTGGCGTACTGCCAGAGGGTATCTACAATAATGTAGTCGGTATTGAGGTTTAATGTTATGCGTGATTAGGAGATACGCACAACAAAGTGTAAATAATTATAGGAGATACAACTACTATAAGAAAGGCAGGGCACTATCTGCGCCCTGCCTTTTCTTTTTCTCTTTGCTTTCGTTCAGCCCTTGCGAGCCGAATTTCTTCATTAATCTCGTCCATCGTCATATTGACGTTATTCTTCCTAGCTTCTTCTATGAGAGCATTAAAGGTCTCCATAGCTTTCTTCTTTTCTTCTTCTGTCATAGTTTATATATTTTGGCTAACACAAATGTCCATATTTTCGGGATAGCTCTATTAACTCATTGGTATAAAACTCCATTTCTTCTACTACAGATTTATCGTTTAGCCAGTCTTTCTTTCTTAACTTACATAGCTCCTCATTTATCAAGCTTCGTGTGCGCATATACCACTCACGCAAAGCTTTTTGCTTTTCCACGTTTTGATAAAGCTCTTCGATTTCTTCGTCTGTAAAGAGGCGTTCTTCTTTTGTATCTGTAGCTTTATCTATATGCTTCTGAGCTCTCAGTTTCCTTTTATATACATCATCGAAGAAAAGACCAAATCTAGGATTTCCTTCGATTTCCGATAATTGTATAACCTGATGGTATTTCCTATCCTTATATAAGTTAATAGAAAGGCGACTCTCACAATACCCTGTATGATGTCCTTTGATGATTGCTAACTTGGCTTCTTTATTGCAGTTTTCTATATCGCCCTTTTTAAAGTAACTAACCATTAGATTACAATGCACAAAATAATCGTTAGGATATTCTGCTTCAATCCACTTACCCTCTTCTATAGCCTTATCATACTCCTTGTGAAAATTAAGGTCGCCCAACAAGCATCCTTTAGGGATGAAAGATTCAGCGGCAACCTTTTTATCGCTAAGACTGTCGCTCACTGATGATATTTTTATCGTACTTATGTCGTCTTTGCGATTTAGGTACGATTTTAGTTTATTGATAAAATCTATCATCTCTTCAAAACTCTTATAGAGTTTACAATAGGATTGCGTTCTATAATTATTCTTTGCCCGTCTGCCGATAATAAGCCATCAAATGTTATATTCTTGCCATCCTTTGTATAGGTAAAGCTGATAGCATTATTTGAAATTTCATAATTAGCAGGAATAGTATATTCGCTAACATCTTCATTATATACTTCTTTATTAGAGTAAGTATATTTTGTTTGATATGCTACACATCCCTTACCATCAAGCGGAATAAAGAGAGTACCGTCAGCTCTGTAAATACCATAACTATATACAGTAATCTCTTCATATCTATTATAGCCGAATCTTACAATATATGAGCCTTCGCTAAATTTATAAAGGTTTTCCGTTTTGGTCTGATTAGCCTTTGCTTTGGTTTTCGTAACCTTTACCTTAAAAGTACATTTGTTTGCATCAAAAGAAGCTGTTATTGTAGAGTCGCATTCATGTTTATTTTGCTTGCATAAATCCCAGAACCAATAACCTTCTTCTGTTTTGGTCTCCTCTGTATATTGGAAACCGACAACCTCATTCATCTTTGCTTCTATCTTGGTATTTGGTTCTGTTTTATCAACGGCAACCAATGAAGAGCTATGGAACGAAGTTTCGTCTGATACCCAGCTTGTATTCTCTAATTTTTTCTTTTCGTTCTCTTTATTATCATCGCTTGAACATGAAAGATTTGTACAAGCTACGATGAGTACAAAGAGTGTCATAAATAATGCTTTTTCTTTTTTCATAATCTTATATCTCCTATATTAATATTTATAAATTGCACGATACCTACTTAAAACACGCTCTGCGGCATTATCTTTCCTTTGCTTGGTATATACTAAGGCAAGGCGAAGATAACCCGTTCTGCGCAAGCAACCGAGGTACATTAGCCGCTCGTAGCAATATGTGGCTCTGCTTAGTATTCCATCACGGAGGTAGCGTTGAGCCATTACCGCCAACTCCTTTGGTGATGCGTTATAAATCTGTGTCATAACTCGTCTGATTTGGTTATGTATGCAAAGGTAGCGAAAAAATGAATACTATATATTTATATTGCATTTTTTATATTAATATAACCTTAATTTACATATCAATATATTAAAAGCTATTAAAATACTAATAAAAATACCGAAAAGATTTGGCAGTTTCAAAAGAAATTATTAATTTTGCGGTGTAAATAATTAATAAATAGGTTTAATATTTAAATTATAGGAGATACAACAATGAAAGTTACAATGATTAACGGAAAAGTAGTAGAGGCTAACGTTTTTGATTACGTTGCTCAGATTTACGAAGGTGGCAAATGGCAGGCAGTTGCCGTTAGCTCTGATTACAATGAGGTTGAGAAGAAACGTATTGAGTACGCTGTGAAGGGCTGCTATACAAGAATAGAACAGCTTTACTGATTAATAATATATAGGAGATACAACAATGAGAACTATCAATACATTTATTCCATCAGACTTAGTTGATTCTTTAAAGAAGTTTGCTGATAAGACACAGAAGAACGTTGAAGGCTTTGCCTACTCAGTAGGTAAGCCTTATCAGAAACTCTTTCAGCATCCTGTTATTAATGAAAATGGTATATCTGGCGGCGTTTCAAAAGTATTCCATGAGGTTTGCGACCTTATTGTCAATATGCCTGATGAAAGCGATTGGAGATTGATTGCAACGTATATGGATGGTGCATTTATCCCTGCCGACCCAACCAAGGAGCTTATTTTTAAGAACCCTTCGCACGGAGCAGACTATGGTAAATGTGACTTTTGCGGTCATTGGTGCAAGAATGCCTATGTCGTTGAAAACGTGAAGACGGGCGAGGAATTACAGGTAGGCTGCGAGTGTATTAAGAAGTTCGGTATAAAGGGATTTGGCTTCTTGTCTGATTTTACAAGAAAGCTCTATGAACTCTACGATTACAGAATAAGCTATGCTACAGATGATGAGTTTGGTGATATTGAGAAATGGGGCGGCAGAAAGGATTCAAGCTATAAGAATGCTATCCTTAAATCCGACCTCATCATGGCGGCGAAAGCTCAGTATGATATTTGTCCCGTATATAAGAAGGGAACAAAAGTTGAGCACGTCCGTTATCGCTCAGCCACTTTGGATGGCATCGACACTATTTTGAATAGCAAAAAGTTCAAGGTTGATGAAGCTTACGTGAAGGCAGTTTGCGAGTTCGGTGCAAAGATTCAGCCTAAGACCGAATTTGAAGAGGATATGCTTGCGGTAGCAAAGAACTTCTATTGCTTCCAAGAGCAAGATGTATATGCTTTCTTCCTTGTGAAAGCCTATGAAGATAGCTTGAAGCCAGAGCTTAGTATTCAGAAGGGCAATCAGGTAAAGGTATGCGGCAAAATCATTCAGAAGCGTTTCGAGGAGTCTTACTTCGGAATGATGGAAATTAACACCATTCTCACCGATAAGGGTATTGAATGCGAACGATACGGCAAAGTTCCTACAATCGAGGAAAATGGTATTAAACGCACCACATTCTATGCTCTCGTCAAGGGGGTATTCAATGGCAAGATTAGCTTGGATAGAGCAACCAAGAATCCAAAGAAAGGTATTGAAGTCGTTGAAATCTAAAGGATATGAGTAAGCAAGAATTTCTAAGCAAGTGTTATAGCTGTAAGAAGTATAACACTTGCTACAACTCAAAGTTTGGCAGATTAGGTTGTAATGCCTATCTATCATATTTGAATACGAATAATTTTTAAAAGGAGATACTATTATGAATAAGTACGCAGAATTAAAGAAGAAGCATAGTGAGGAGAATAATACCTTGCCTTTGAAGGCTGCTTTCGGTGATGAGCAGTTTGAGAAGATGATGAAGGAGTGGGGACTGACTACCTCGAAGGAGAACTTGATGAAGATTCGCTCACTCGGTTGCGGCGCATTCTGCCTTGCCTCTGACGTTTACCTTTTCGAGGAAATGCGTAAACGTCACGATAAGGAAATCTTGGAGCTCATAAAGACAGATGAAGGCTTGAAAGATGCTTTCATGTATGAGTTCGCAAACCACGAATGCGGCTATACATACAACCCAGAAGAAGCCGTGCTTGCCCTTGGGATAACAATGAGGGATGTAAGAAATAATATATTCATCAAGCCTGTCTTTGATAAGGCTTGGAAAGAGTATCTTGATAGATGTGAATAGCTTATGTACAAAGAAGGAGATATACTTAGGTTTTATAATGACGAAAGAGGTGAAAGTTGTGTTTTTATCTTGTCAAATATTCATAACGATGACTGGATAGAGGCTCACATAAAATACTCGTTCGCATTCAAATCTTTCGGTGTAGGCAAAGGAAATATGAGTACAAACATTAAATACTCGTCGGGTTGCTTACGATACGCAAATGAATGGGAGAAGAACTTTCTTCTGAATATAATGGAGAATAATGGTTATTCTTATGATTTTAAAACTAATAAAATAAAGGAGATTTAATTATGGCAAAGTTTATTGAGGTAAAGTATAAAGGGCATTATACCCTTGTAAATATAGATAATATCGCTTACGTTGAACCTTCACTGAATGGCGATATAGCAACATCTATAAAGCTTAATTGCAAGACAACACCAACGGGCGGTCAAGTGATTCCTTGCGAGGATGATTATCACACATTCTTGGAGAGATTGAAAAACCTTGTTATCGTTGATAAAGCCGAGTAAGATATGAGAGCATTTGACGTACTTTTAGCCTTACATCGCTTGGATATGCGACAGGGCAAGGATTATCTTGAAGCTCCTGAAAAGAATAATTTGGAGCTGAATGTAATCGAAGGTAAGCTAAAACGGAATCATTGGTATTGGTGCGATTTCCATAAGCAACCAATGCTCGGCGAGCCTTCGGTTATCCTCACTCTTGGCGGTGGGGATATTCAATACCTTTATGAAGTAGAAAAGTAAATTAATATAAGTTATGTATCAGATAAATGTTGTAACATATAGCACAAGAGTGGACGTAAAGAACGCTCGCCGCAAGGTAGCGAATCGAAAAAAGAGAATACTCGGAGGATGGTTTGAAAGCGTGGAATTAGCAAGAAAAGCCTTGAAAAAATGCTTTGAGAAGGAAGGCTATCAGATAGGTAACGAGGTCGAGGAAAAGGGCAGCGAGACCTATGTTAAGACGTTATTCTTCGGTAACATTATGCTCGAAATGGAGTATAAGATAATCAAGTATAATTAATCTATGGCTCGTTTCGCTCTCAGAAATCAGGAGAAGATAAAGCAAGCATTCGGGGAAGAAAGGTTGAATGAGCTTCTGAAAGCACTGAAGCTATATTCAGCCAAGTACCCGAAATGGTCATTGGACGCAATCATTGAAGAGGGTAAGCCTTATCCTTCTTTTGTAGTTGATAAGGTAGCCGTATTATATGTAACTCGCCTGATGTATGACGTTTATCACGTTGCTTTAAAGGAGTTTTTATAAACAAAAAGCACCGCCCTCGGAGATACGAAAGAGGACGATGCTAGATGTAAATAATTGTTTTGTTTAACGTTGTGAGTACATAGGAGATACGCACTCGATACAACAATTAATGCAAAAGTAATAAAAAATATTTGGTTATCTGAATATTTCTTCGTAAATTTGCGAATAATTAACATTAAAATAGGAGATACAGTTATGATAGGAGCAATTATAGGTGATATTGTAGGCTCTAAATATGAGTTTAATAACACATTTGATTATAACTTTAAACTATTTGACAAAGGTTGTAATTTTACAGATGATACTATCTGTACAATAGCCGTAGCCGATGCTATTCTTAAAAAAGGTGGTGATGAAAAGCCGAATGTCGAAGATTATAGTATTTCGCTTCAATACTGGTGTCAGAAGTATCTAAACCCAATGGGTGGGTATGGTGCAAGCTTCGCAAAATGGGTTCGTAGCTCGAATCCACAGCCTTATGATAGCTACGGAAATGGGGCAGCAATGCGAGTTAGTCCGACAGCTTGGGCATTTAAAGAAAGTTCCGATGCTATCCGTCAGGCAATAATGAGCGCAAAGGTATCACATAGCCATACTGAGGGTTCGATAGGTGCTGCTGCGGTATCTAATGCTATCTTTTCTTTGAGAAAGGGAGAAAAGAAAGATATGTTGAATATCATAGCAAACGTTTACTATGGCATTAAATGGGAGGATAGAATACCACCAAGAGGCAAATGGGCAGAAACTTGCCAAGAGTGCGTTCCTCTTGCCTTTAGAATAGTCCTTGATAGTGATAGCTTCGAGGACGCAATCAGAAATGCTGTATCATACGGCGGTGATAGCGATACGATGGGAGCAATCGTTGGTTCAATCGCTCAGCCACTCTTTGGTATTCCACAAGAAATGGAGGAAAAAGCATTGAATTATCTCCCTTTGGATATAAAGAATGTAGTAACTAAATTTATTGATAGATATGGCGAATAAGAAAGATTTAATTAAGCACTGCCGATACTATAGAGGTGGTGAAAACCCAAATACCAACGAAAATATGGCTTGGTTTTGGGATATGGAAAGAGTGTATGTTAATAGCGAAGGAAAGTTTAAAGGTGAGGAAGAATATTATAAGAAAATCAATGGTAAGGAATATGAGGGGATTCCACATACATTGCTTATTATAATGTTCACTTCCTGGGCTAAAGCAGCCTACAATATTAAGGAAGAGATAGATAGCTTCTATAAGCTGATAGACGAATACCTCTTTATCCCAAACGACCATTTTCCAGAGGATAAAATTCCAAACGAACTATAACGAAAAAAGGTGCGCCGTAATGGTACACCTTTTTTGTTTTAATATCCGATATTGCTATCCTTTACATAAGATAAATCTCTTATTTCTTGCCCTATAACCTCGCAGTCTATGTAGGTCTTTCCACCTTCTTCATAAACCTTTGTTATTCGCATTCGTGTTCCTCTCTGAAAGAGTGTTTCGTGCTCGGAACTATATGTAGAGAAACGGCTTACTCCATCCCAACTTCTTTTATCACCACAACCGAAAGCAGAGAAAGGTTCTACGTAAGCAGCCTTTGTTCCTTTTGGTGCATATATGTTCATAATAACACTTCGAGTGTTGAAGCCTTTTCCTTTTCGGCTACCAGTTGACATAAAACCACCTTCTTGCATTTCCATTCCAACAAGGTCTTGAAGGTTATTTGGCATAGAACCGCCAGCAAACTTAATTCGTGATTCAATAACTTTCATTCCATCATCACCTCTTGTAAACCACATATCGGTAGGAAGTTCGTTCTTTTCTATATAGCTTGTTATATTATTAACCTTCTCTATGAACCTTTCCTTCGTTTGATAATTATCATATTTTCTTCCTTGTAATGGTTCATTTACATCGCAATAATGATGAGTGTATTCGTATGTAAAATCTTTTTCTTTTTCTGTTGCTGCTATCCATTGTTTGGATGCAGTATCTATGAGGGCTTTATCAGCTTTTGCACCATTACCCTTATCCCATACTGCGGCATCTTTCCTTGATTGAGAGAATTGGTCTGTATCAAATACAACATTCTTCGCATTTCGTTTTGCTTTCGCATTAATAAGCGTTTCTTTCTTTTGCTTAGCTTCATAAAGCAACTGCTCAGAAAGGGGCTTATCCTTTGCGAGCATAGCGTGTTCAAGGTCATAGATAAGCTTATGATATATCTTGCTCTGTGTCTTATAACCTTTTACGTCAGCATAAGCTTTATTGATATTCACCCAATCAATCGCCGTTTTTACCTCATCAAGCTTTTTGAGATATGCCGCTTGCGATACCTTCCATGTAGCATACTTCTGTTGAACCCCGTGCATATTTCCACCAAGGAAATCAACTGCCTCAAATTGCAATTTGCTTGCCTGCTTTTCGAGTGTTAAGCTTTGCCATTGAGCCAACTTCGCTTCTACGGCATCATATACTCCGTGCAATTCCTGTGACGTGAACTGCTTATGCCACTTATTGACATCAGGGATGAGAGCGGAAAGTGATAGTTCATCCTTTTTAATAGCAGAAATGGCGTTTGCGAGCGTTTTTGCTTCTTTCCTTGCTAATGTATAGTTAGCAGACTTTAATGCGCTTAGAACGGAAGAAACATCGGTTTCTCCGTAATTAGCAGCCACCTTCATAACATTCATCGCAACCTTGCGGTCAGTCCATGCAAGTTTAGTCTGATAACCTCGCTTGAATCTATCAAACAAAGAAGCTATCTCAGAAGCACTCTTTTTGTCCTTGATTGCGTAGCGGATAGCATAGTACCGTTCAAAGAGGTCTTGGCTCTTTATATCCGTAACAGATTTACTACCGAGCAGATTATGAACCAAGCCATTGTAATAGTCACGTCTATGCTTATCCCATCGGCTCTGTATCTTATCTATCTGCTCCTTAGTTCTAAGGGCGTGGCGTTCCTTTGCCTTCGCAAGTATAAGCTCCTTAGAAGAAACCGCCTTTAACCCCAATTTCTTGCGGTCTGACGGGCTTAGAAGATGTGCCCAATACTTTGTGTTATCTTGTAAGTGCCAAGCCAATTTACCCCTCATTCCTGCCTTCACGATAGCTTCGGAGTTATCCTTGATGTATTGATTGTACTTTTCGGGCATAGTGAGCACGGCAAAAGGGGATACGTAGTTACTCATATCCTCGCCAGCCATCAAGCGTTTATAAAACTCCTTCTTCTCCTCGCCTTGTATGGTGATAGGGTCTGAGGTACAGATACATTGAGGATGCCAAGAAATCCATACGTAATCTTTCGGGTAGCGACCTTCAAGGTCGTTGCATATATCATCAATATTATGCTGTGGTGATACGTGAATATACTGACCGATAACGAATGGTTCGTTCTGCCATCGCTCATTTCTTGCCTTATGATATGCGGAATTTATCTCCGTTCTTGCTACTCTGAGAGCGTTCTTTCTCGCCGAGCGGTAAATGCCCATGCCTACCTTCTCCAATGGCTCTTCAACGAAGCGCACCTTGCCATCAATGATTCTACGTCTGCGCCAAGTTACAACATCTTTCTTCTTTCCGTTCTTCTGAACCTTGATAGTATGATAACGGCGGTACATCATATCGGGGTCGTTGAGATACTTTCGTATGCTCTTGCCTACTTCCTCTGCTGATGAGCCTTTTTTGATTCCGTCCGCAATGGTATCACTCATAGCCATTTCAAATTCACTCTTTGTCTGTTGGCAGTAGTTCCAAATAATCTGAGCGAGATTCAATCCGTTCTTTGTTTTCAAGCGATTTGAAATAAACGTGGCTGCGGCGGGATCTCGTGCGACCCTTATAGCTTTATCAGTAAGCACGGAATAACCGCCTATAACCATTTCATCGTGGTTATACGCCAACGCAACGCCATCGGTGATACCGCTCTTATAACAAAGAAGGCTATTCTGATAGTAATCATTAAAGATGTCGTTCAAACGAGCCTTTAACTGCGGAAAGTTATCAAAGTTGAAAAGCACATCATCTTCGAGCACATCTTCTCCATAGCCAAGAGAGGTGAGCTTCTTGACATAATCGCTGTATAATCTGCCCAACCGCTTGTTATAAACGGCGAACAGATTATTCAGTTGTTCTTTCTGCTGTTTTGATGTGAGCTTCTTTGACATAGTTATTCTTCTTCCTCTTCTTCATTGGAAACTGACTGACTTCCACTTGCGGCACTACCAAGTCCCGAAAGGGCTGCTTGCTGCGCCAACGCTTCTTCCTGTTCACTCTTCATTTCTTCCTCAACCTTATCAGGGTCATCATTGAGAGGGTTAAGCTCGATAGCACGGCGATTAGAGGTAGATTTCGCACCACCATTGGATGAAGTGATAAGTTGCAACATTTCAACATCATTCTTTGGCAGATATGGCTTGAAGACCGGTTCAAAGTCAATCTGCTCAGCAACACTCTGGTCGATACCTTTTACGTAAACTCCCGTATTACAGATGCCGTTAGCTACGATATTCGAGCGGCGAGTAAACATTTCACCGAACATTTCTGTCTTTAAATCCGCTTTCATATAAGGAGCGGTGAACATCAAACGGATAGCCGCACCCGAGGTGTTGCTGCCCAAAGTCTTCATATTCTCAAAGCTGATGTCGGCTGTTGAGGTAAATGAATAGATGATATTGAAGAGATAAGCAATTTCACCCTTCACACTCTCAGGTGATTTATCCCATGAAAGGACGTTCATACTTGCATCACTGCCACCTTGGAAGACTGCGCCTTGCTCGCCCTTCTCAGCGAAGCCCTCCAAACGACCTTTAATAAAGTACTTAGGCGTGCCGAAGTAGTCATTCGTATCACCCCAATTTGAGATACAAGTTTCCACTCTGTCAATAGCCCATTGAACATCTTCCCACTCAGCTTGGTCTTGTCTATAGTAAACGACAGGCACTTTGGTGAAGCCATGAGGTAGGGCAGAAATAAGCTTCCAACCTGCGCCATCAATATTAGTGTACTGATAGCACAATCTATCTGTATATACATCAAAATGTAGCTCAGATTTTCCAAGCTCATCATATACATAGTACTCACGGGCGAAGCCGTCCATGATATGGAAATCGTTGAAATGAGGGTAGAGCTTATCGCCGTTTGAAGGTGAAAGCAACTGAACTCGGATTTCGCCTCGAAGCTTTCCCTCTGCGTCTGTTGGCATATACCATAACTCGGCGCACTCACATTCCTTGAAGAGGGTACGGGCAAGTCGCTTATCGAAGTACTTCATCTTGTTGTCGTGATAGCAGTGCATGATGCCGTCATATAGCTTCTGCTGCTTATCGTCCATCTTCTTTATATCAACACCATGTGCCGTAGCTTTATAGGTAACGGCATTCATAAACAAGAAACCAACAGTAAGATTTGTGATTGACTTCTGAGCAGGGATAGCGATTCTTACTGGCTCAACTTTCTTATCCTTATAAATCGGTTTCTGTGTGATAGGGTCATACTGACCCGTAGGTACTTTGATTCGCTTCTTAGGACGGAAATCCTCATCAAAGATTTTATGCTTTGATGGATTCCATTGGTCTTCAAGCACAATCAGTGGTGTCTTAAAGCCTTTCTTTCTTGCTGTCAATACCGAGCGGACTGTGCTCGCATCTTGTATTGATACTATCTGTTCTATTGCTCTCATATATGAATATTTTTTGTTATAACAAGGGCAAAGTTAGTAATAATATGACTTATATAGGCATAAAGAAGAAACCCTGTGTAAACAAAAGAAAAACGCCTATTTCGGCAGTCTTCCAATGTGCCAATGATTGCACTCACTACAAAGATATACGGAGTAACCGAGTAGCCGTTTTTTCTTTATGTATCTTGCGGCTACCTTCTCATTATCAAAGGATAATTTGGCTACTCCTCTGCTATTATAGTGGGAGCGTTTACGATGATGCTCCCTTGGTTGTTTATCATATATTCGTTTCATAAGCATTTCGATTTTAACCCATCAGACCGAGAATGTCGGCGGCTTGCATTCCGCTACCATAATCACCCAATAACTTCTCCATAATAACATATCGGCATGCATCGATGGCGTGATTATACATATCTATAGGCTCATTAAGCCACTTTCCTTCCTTGTCTTGGCGATAGGTATAATTATTAAATTCCCTTCTTACATTTGTAGAGCGTTTTGTTATATGAATTGTGTATTCTTGCATCTTCATAATACTAGCTTGAATAGAACCTGCGAACTTCTTTACAGGTTTTATATCAATACCAGCATTATAGATTTCATCAATCAGACGAGGGTCGGCACTCTCTGATATTACCTCAATATTTTTTTTATCCTCTTTCAATACCCTGATAATATCAGAAGTAAGCATTTCTGTCTGATAGCATATTTCATCTATATAGATAATCTTTCCGTAGATATACACATCAACAATCGCTGTAGGGTCATTGGAGTAACCGAAGTCAATACCTCTGTATCGGTGTCTGTGCGCTTGTATAGGAATATAATCATCAACAACTACATTCTTAAAAATCAAGCCCTCAACCATAGAGCGCAATCCCAAACCATAAATACGCCAAAGGCTCGGATTCTTCCATCTAAGGCTCTCAATCTCAGCGATAACCTTTGGTTCGAGAAAAGGGTTATCCTTATAGGTGGATATAAACCAATAAGTGCTTTTCTCCTCGTTTACCTGATTTATCCAATGGTCTTCTGAGAAGGAAGGGTTATAATCAAGGATAGAGAACTCCGTGGTACGCATCTGTAGCTGCTGCCATTCGATGAAAGAAAGCTCATTCGCCTCATTTACGAAAAGTATCTTACGCTTAGAACCACGCACCTTCTGCTCGTTATCGGTGGAGAAGAACTCAATCCAAGAGCCGTTAGGGAAAGTATAAACGAACTCCGATTTATTCATGCACTTATTATCCCACCAACCAAAGTTGAGCATTATATCCTTGAAATCACGATAGACAGTTCGTTTAATGGAAGGCATACCAGCACGAATGATGGAAACGGTCGTTCCAGCATAGTTGAAGCAAAACATACAAAGGAACTGCACAACGCTATACGTCTTGGCACTACGACTTGAGCCTTGAAGAGAGCAAGTTGTAAACCCTGCTTCCTTTGCTGCCTTTACCCTCATGTAGTTCTTTGCTAAATATACGTGCGGCATATCTCTATTATCCTTTATTTGTCTCTTTTATCATTCTGCTGTCCTGTCTGGCTCAGCGTCCTTCTTTTCCTTCTCTTTCTGTATCTCAGCGAGAATCTTCTGATACTCTTCATTATTGGTAACAACATGTACTTGCAATGGGTCTTGCTTAATCTGCTCACCCTTGCTTGTAAGGTCAATGCGCTGAATCTTTCCGTAAGCTCTATCAATAACTCTTTCGAGCACATCAAGTCCTTTCTTGTCAAGTATTCCCTTGGCAATAATGCGTTGCATCATCGGGCGTGACTTATCAGCCAACACCGCCTTCAATTCGTCTTCGGGCAGCGTAGCGATATACAGAAAAGACTCTGCGATAATCTGAGAGGAAGGCACTTCATAGCCCTTCTCCTTCATTTCCTCGATGAATAATGACATCGTCTTAGGCTTTGGTGGTCTGCCCTTGGGGTTGCCAACTCCACCTTTTTTAAACTTACCTTTTTCAAGGTTTGCAAGCTGTTTTTTACGCTTGCTTTCATCTCTTGATAATGGCATATTAATAACTTTTATTCCTAATTTATTCCCAACAATAGCTTTTATTTAAGAAAAGCACCTTTATTTTCTTCTTCCTCTGCTGCCATATCTCGGCACATTTTTAGTACATTAAAGTACTCTCCAAGATTGTTGTTATAGAGCAGCTTTGCTATCTGCTGTACAAAAGATGACTTACGTCCATCTTGTTGTAAGGTCACTATCTGGCTCGCTGGCATCATCAAGAACTGCTCCATGATTTCAACCTTTTCCTTAGAGGAAAGAAGCTTCTTGGTAGGAAGCAGAAAACCCACTTCCTCCAAGATTTTTGTTTTGACTGATTTAACCTTCATACTTATCACCATTTACGAGGTTCATAAACTCAGCTCTCACTTGTGGGTCATCTTTGAAAGCACCTTCAAGGTAAGAAGAGGTCATAATACCCTTCTTCTTTGCGCCTCTGAACTCTTTGCAAGAATGATGACCCTTCATCACGAGAGCAATACCAAGTGGTGGGTATTCGCTACCGAGAGCATTTTTCAGCATATCTACGATGTCGTGTACCAATCGCTCCTGTATCTGTAAGCGAGCGGAGCAGTAATCAACTACACGACCAATCTTAGAGATACCGAGAATCTTTCCCTTTGGGTTCGGAATATATGCGAACCAATACTTGCCCCAAAACCAAACACAATGATGCTCGCAGTTTGAATGGAAATCGCCTTGGTCGATAACCATGTTATCATAGACGATACCGTCATCATTGTTATCAAAGGTGGTAATCTTCGGCTTCTGTGAAGGGTCATAACCTCTGAATATTTCTTTCCACATTCTGATAATGCGGTCAGGTGTGCCCTCTAAGCCCTTGCGGTTAGGGTCTTCACCGATATACTCCAAGAGTTCTTTGATATGATTCTCTGCTGTTTCTTTTGTAATCTTAGCCATATTATTTATCTTTCCAATATTCTTTGTAATCTTGTTTCTCCTCCTCATTTGGCTGACATACCTCATAAGAAGCACCGCATCGCATACAATGATAGAAATCCACTACGGAATCATCATCCTCGCTGCGGTCACCTGATGAATCCCAACAAATCACCCCACCACAATAAAAGCAGATAGGGCGATACTTTGTTGAGCTTTCTTTTTCTTCTTATTCATAGGCAAAATGATTTACTTCACATTGAGAATCTTTTGCTGCTGTAAGGAAAGTCGCCACTTAGGGTTAGCCTCTACGAAAGCAACTGTCTGTTTCAGAATCTCGGCATTCTTCTTTGCATCGCCCGTATCACAAGGCTGAACGTAGTAGTAATCTGCATCAATGTTGCAATCGGTAATCTCGTGCTCACCATCAAAGACAACCTTCACTTCAGTAGCAACCTTTATGATAGGTTCTGCGCCCTTAACGAATAAGCACTTAGGAGAGCAAGTAACCCAGTTGATACCACCAGGAATCTTGTGCGTTCCGTTAGTCTCCATAGCAATATAGTAGCCCCAATTTTGGAGAAGAGTAGTAAGCTCCTCATCCACTTGCAATGTAGGCTCACCGCCCGTAAAGACAACAAATTTACAATCGGGTGAGAGCAACTGAATCTTATTCAGAATATCAATAGCTCCCATTTCCTCATACTTCTTAAAATCAGTATCACAGAAAGGACACTTTAAATTACAACCCGAGAAGCGGACAAAGATAGCCGCTCTACCTGCATGTCTTCCCTCACCTTGGATAGAGTAGAAGATTTCGTTTACCTTGTACTTAGCCATTAGAGAGCCTCCTTTCCGTCAATCTTATTATCATCACAATAAACGGCGATATTGCCTTCACTCTCCTGTACCTTTGCCTTGTAACACTCTGGGAATTGAGCAACAATCCATTTGGCAATATTCTCAGCGGTAGGATTGAAAGGCAAAAGCTCGTTGAGGTTGCCGTGGTCGAGGTAGCCGTGAATCTTCTGCTTGATATGCTTAAAATCCATCACCATACCATCTTTGTTAGGCTCTTTTGCCTTACAATAAACAGTAACTATCAGATTATGACCATGAAGGTTAGCGCACTTGCTTTCATAAGAGAGATTCAGCTTATGACAAACAGCAATCTCCATTCTTTTTGAAACGTAATACATAATTTCCCTTTCTTTTATTTTGTTATTTCAATTTTTATTCTTAATTTTGCGACCGAGAAGAATAAATCGGGTGGGTCAGTACACTGGCTGCTCGATTTCACGCTTATTCTTCAAAGGCAAAGAGGTGTACCTGCTTTGCTGTTTTTATCAAAGCTTATGGCGATGAACATTGCCTGATAAGCCAACAACAATAACTTCTTTTAAGTTACCTCTTTCATTTCCTTTTGCATGAGTGAGATACATAGAAATTTGGTCTTTGACATATTCCTTTGTCATAGCCTTGTTATTCTGTATGAGGATAGCAACCTCTGCCCCTTGCTTTGCAGCACTCTTCAATGCATTCTCTACCTTATAGGCACTCGCCGAGTTGATGGTTTTCATATCCATCACGGCGTGCTCTTTGAAGCCATCAGTCTTCTTCGCTCCCGTTATATACGACATTTCGCTCATCAAATATACACGATAACCCTTTTTGGCAAGAACTTCTGCGGCATACATTTCCTTATTGGTATTCGGGTCAGCAATCTTATTATGGTTGTTATGTACCACATAATAACCGCCGCTTTTATCGAAGTAGCTATCTTTATAGTTGCCCGTAGAGACGATGGCTTGAAATTCTGATTCTCTCTTAGCCATCGTCTTAGGGTTACCCGAATAGTTTCGTGTACCTCCGCTTGCCTTACTCATCCTCGTATTCGGTTGGGTCAGAGATACCTGCATCACGGAGAGCTTCCTTGCGTTCCATACAAGTACCACACTTACCACAATGCTTCTCACCGCCCTTATAGCAACTCCAAGTTTCAGCGTAGTTAATGCCAAGCTCTTTGCCGTGGCGAGCAACATCAGTCTTCGTAATACTGGTATAAGGAGCATCAATGGTAATACCCTCGTAAGTACCATTCTTCATTGCCTCTGACATGGCATCAATAAAGTCCTTGCGGCAGTCTGGATAGATAGCGTGGTCGCCGAAATGGTTAGCAATAAGCACCTTCTTTAATCCGTTACTCTCTGCGATACCGCAAGCGATAGAGAGCATGATGCCGTTACGGAAAGGAACTACGGTTGATTTCATGTTCTCATCATCGTAATTACCTTCAGGGATAGCTTCTGCTCCTTCGAGGAGAGACGACTTAAAGTAGTCGTGAATAAAGCCGAGTGGAATAACAATATGCTTGATACCAAGTCGCTCACAATGCAACTTAGCGAAAGGAATCTCCTTCTGGTTGTGGTTCGAACCATAATCAAAAGAAATAGCAAGAGCAATGCTCTCTTTCTTTTCATGCAGGAGAGTTACTGAGTCCATACCTCCTGATACTATAATCAATGAATCTTTCATACTTAACTAATTTTATTACTGGTTCTTAAAACATGATAACATTCTCTGTTGAGCGAGTTCCTTATGCTCCTCGTCTGCATACTGAGCCATAGGATAGATAGAGATACCGCCTCTTGGCATAAAGATGCCGATAACTTCTAAATATTTGGGGTTCATCAGCTTTACAAGGTCTTCCATGATGATATTGACGCAGTCCTCGTGGAAGTCACCGTGGTTACGGAAGCTGAAAAGATAAAGCTTTAAACTCTTACTTTCTACCATCTTCTCGTTAGGGATATAGTTGATGATAATCTTTGCAAAGTCAGGCTGTCCTGTCTTAGGGCAAAGAGAAGTGAACTCTGGACAGTTAAAAGTAACTAAGTATTCGCTCTGCGGATGCTTATTGACGAAAGTTTCGAGAACAGATGGATTGTAATCTGTCTCGTACTTTGTTTTCTGATTTCCTAGAAGAGTAACACCTTCTAATTCTTTCTGATTTCTACTCATAATTTTATATTACTTTTTAATACTATTATTTTCTTATTGCCAAATAGGATTCATATGCTCGTAAGCATAATCTTGATACTTTCTCCACTCGATGAATGCAGGTCTTCCTAATGCTTGGGCATTCTTCATTCTTTGGTTCTTTCTTCTCTGTAAGAATTTCATTCTTCCGTTTCGGGCATCAAATTCAAAGCAACACCCAAATCTTCTACTCGCCGACCAAGAAGAAGAATCAACCGAATCGAAAGGTATTTTCTTTAGAAGTTCTCCTTTCGTGAATCCTAGTCCGTGAATGCGACACTTATGCTTGTGGGCTGTATCAACAAAGGCTTTTGCGTACTTTTCTGTAAGCTGCACTTTTAAACCTTCTGTCAGAAAATAGCCAAGGCAGATGTAATCATAATCCTTACAATCTTGAATAAATGATTCTTTTCCTCTTATCGTATGCCATACGGGGATAGATTTCCAACCAACAAGACTTTCCAATCTTCTTCGGAGAGCTCTAGTTTTCTCTACACCGATAATCTGGTCAACATCAAGTTCTACATATTGCTTGATGTTGTGGGTTTTGATAAAATGAGCATATTCCTCTACATAGGCATCTAGGTTGAACTTCTTTCCCGTATTAATCATAGTGAACACGCCACTATCTAAGATGAAATTTCTCATCTTAGGTATCAGACTGACTAATTGAGAATTCCCTTTTATATATGGATATGCAGCCAGTATGTCTGCTCCCTCCATTAAATCCTCTATCTGAATACAATTCGTACAAGCAAGATAAACCTTCATTTTATTCAACTTTCACATTAGGGTATTCTACAAGAGCATCTTCAATGAGCTGTTTAATAGTATCTTTAGTGTCTTCCTCCTCTTCTGGGATTCTGACTTTAATTTCGATTTTCTTTTCTTTTTTTGCTTCGCCACTTTCGACCTCCTCAAAGAAATCATCTAAGTTTTCAGCATCATCGTGTTGCAGGAACGAACAATCAACACCCCACTCTTGCAAATCATCGGTTTCCCATTCTCCATTAGCAAGCTCATCCCAATCCCAATTACCTGCTTGCACGTTATCCTTGATAGCATACTCCTTGATTTTCTCAATAGGCGTATCGGCTTTGAGGACAACGCAAGGGATGGTATCGAACTCGGAATGACCGTCAAGTCGAAGCTCATTGGCTACACGAAGGCGCATATTACCGCAGATAGTGACGTAGTTGCCATTATCCATAGCATAAACCATCAATGGCTTATACTCCAAGAACTCGGGGCTATCGGTAAGTGACTTTTTGAGTTTATCGTGCTCGCTCTCTTTGAGGTAGCGAGGGTTCTTTGACAAGCCTTCAATCTGCCCTTCATTATATTCAAGCTTAGTAATATCTATCATCTGATAGCTTCCTAGCTTATTAAACAGCTCTTCCTTTGCGGTGGCTGCGGTCTGAGATATTTTCTTTTCTCTTACCATAACTTTATCATTTATAAATTATTATTTGCAAAGTTACGGAGATTATTCGGGTTTTAATAGAAAATAATAGATTGTGTGTAAACAAATAAAAAGGCTATCCAAAAATGAATAGCCTTTGGAGTTATTATTTAATCTTTCCAGCTTTTGCAATTTCTACCGAATAAACAATTCTACTTTAAAGATATTGTGCCAACGAGCCCATCGGGTCAACGAAAAGCTCTTCTTCAACAGAGCTTTCATACTGAAGACCGCCGAGCGTGGTAACGATTTCGCTTTCAATCTTATCAATAGTATCTCTATCTGACTGCTCAGTTAAATCAAAAGAATCACCTGATACCCATTCTAACTGGTTATCATCATTAACACCCTCGCAATCAATATTACCTTTAAGAAAGGTGTTTGCATTGATTCTTCTTGTAGCTTCTTTGCTATCAATCTTGCTGACTACTAATTTGATGTACTTCATTGTTGTATCTCCTATTTTAAATTGTTAAACTTATTGTTTATTATTTACATTCGCAAAATTAATAAAAATATCTCATGCTGCCAACTATTTTCGGAAATAATATTAATATTTTAATAGTAATTAATATAAACTAATGGGTTTTTATGATTATATTAAGACATTTTTAGGCTTCTCTTAGATTCTTATACCTATTATATATAAGAAAAGCAGCTACCTATCACAGGCGGCTGCTTATAGACTAAAAACTAACTATTATTTTCATTTAACCAAATCTTAACCAATACATATAGTTATGACACCTCAGAACCTATATTCCACAATTTCCGTTTTGCTGATGCAAAGATACAAAAGAAAGCGAGATACAGCAAATAAATGCCATATCTCGCATAAACAATCTTATTTTTCCTCAATCTGTTTAGAGACGTTATCTGCTCGGAAATCCTCAATCTGCTTGGAGAAAGGTGTGAGCTTATCAAGCTGCGCCTTAACAGAGAACTCTTCGCCGATAAAGGCAACACCTTCGTGAATCTTCTGCAAGGCGGCAAGCTGCTTCTTTGTAGTGACAACGGGGTTGATGTAGATGCAACCTCTATGGGTCTGGGCGAACCGCCGACACTCAGCACCGCCGCCGTAGATAACGAATAATGGCTCTTTGCCCTCTGCCCAATCACTTGCGATGGAATACTCAAAGGCGAGGTTATTCAGTCTATCCGAATATCCATGGGTAGCGAAGGCACGCCATCCACGAGGTACGCCAATCATATTGAGGCGATAGAACTTCTGCGCCACGTTGAGGTCAACGAAGATGCCGATACCCTTACCTTGCATACAACGTGCAATCCAACGTTTCTTGTAGATAGCCTGCAAGCCGAAAGATACGGGCATTTCATTATATAGGGAGAAGTTCGGCTCAACGATAACGGCAGGGTGATGCTGCAATATCTTCTCAGGGTGCTCGTAGATAGCTGAGAAGCGGTAATCATCGGTATAGAAGTGCAAAGAGCCTTCGCCATTGAGGTTGAAGGTTCTCTTCTGTTCGCCGAAGCAAAGGAAGGGTGACTGACACTCCTTGGCTTGCATATCAATATCGAGTGTCGGAATCTCTAGGTCATTGTCCGTTGGGAAGAGCTGGTCGGGCAAGGTAAGCTCATAATCTGTTCTTTTCATGCTTTGTTACTTTTTAAGAGTTCTACGATTTGGTTATATATAGATAAGGTATACTTATCCTTTGACTGAACGTATTGCATATACTTTCGTGCTTGGTTGATTACGTTTGCTCTGGTACGGCAGAGTAGGCGAGCCGAGCGGTCGGGATGAATGCAATAATCACGGCTTATGAGGCAATATAGTCCTCTAAGGGTGTTGAGCTTGACGGTCTTCACCGCAGAGCAAAGTTCCATGAACGTAACCTTGCCTACTTCACATACCGCTTGCATGATGCGGTCGGAGAGTTCGTACTGCTGATATTGATTGTATATCATACACTATTACTTATTATTTGGTTATTAATAGAAAATATAATGCAAAGTTATAAAAATCTATTAAAAAGCGAATAGAAACTATTAATTATTTTAAATTTATTAATAGAAAAGTTGGTTATTTGACAGATTTTTATTAATTTTGCGGTGTGTTTAAGAAAGAACACTATCACTTAGCGAGTTTATGGGGAACTTTCTAATGTGTAAGATTTTGGATTTACGTGAGCCGCAAGGCTACTAAATACGGAGCAGCAGAGAATCCCCATTTCTTTGCTGCTCTTGACTTTTTAAAGCATCTGTAAAATGGAGATACGCAGAAAGATATTGAACAATATGTATTGCAATCCCGAACTAAGGAAAGCAATTGCATTTTCCCTTTTCATTAAGACAAGGGTCAAGTCTTCTGCCGTGCAAAGATGGAGCATCAATAAGCTTCACGAAATCACGGGAGTAAGTGCCTGTGCTGTCCGTAAGCGTATTGATACCTTGAAGGCTCTGGGCTTGGTTGAGTTCACGGGCAAGAATAATCGTTGCCTCGTCTTCAAGTCTCTAAAAAGTCATACCTCTCACAGGAACGTCCTTGTTCCTAATATCGAGTTTATTTCAAGGAATGATTCTAAAAAGAATGCCTATGCGCAGAATGTAAAGTTTATAGAAGATACCTTATCTGCTATGCTTATCATTGATGTACAGAATCGAAAGAATTACGCTAAGCAAATGATTCAGCAGTCTAAGCACCCTAAAGGCTTAAAAGAGTTGAAGGCGGCAAAGAAGGTTTGTAATCGTTTTGGCTACGGCGATAAGTTTAGAGAGAATGGTATATCATATAAGTATATAGCTAAGAAATTAAGCGTGAGCGTACAGAAAGCCTTTGATTTAGTAAAGTTTGCGGTCAAAAACGAGATTTTATGCAAATACAGAAACATAGAAAAGCGTTTTTTATCCTCTATTGACTACATAAAGGATATGATACTCAATAACTATACTTATATCAAGGGAGGGGTAGTCTGTAGGGTGTATGCTAATACCTATGAGGTAATGGAGGGCTCGCCTTCGGCTCGTTTCGCTTCTATCGTGGTATATAATTAAATTATAAAAAACTAAGATTTTGTTTAACGTTTAAATAATAGGAGATACTAAAATGTTATTTGAGAAAATTACTCGCAGATGTTTGCTTACTTTGGATGGGGGGGCAAAGATTCAAGCCGTCCTTACTATGCCGAAGCCGACAAAGCCCATTTTTCCCGAGAAAATGGAGCGTCAGTTCATTAATAGTTTTAATGAATCGCAGCCAAATGCGGTTCACAAGGTTATTAAGTGTCACATAATGAGAAATTAAGCGTATGGAAGATTTACCTATAGGCTCAGAAATCGTCTTGAAGGTGGTTGAAAGCGAGACAGAAGAATGTAATGGTTGCTTCTTTGACGAGATAAGCAGCAATATTTATGAAAATATCTGCAAAGATATTTGTTGTGCCGCAATCGACAGAAAAGACGGAAAGAATGTTCAATTTAAAAGAGTGAAGTGATATGGAGACAAAAATTAATATAGCGGAAATCCTTTCTGTAGGAGACTTACCAAATGAAACTTGGAAAGATATTCCTGGATATAACGGTTACTATCAAGTCTCTAATTTGGGAAGGGTTAAGTCATTAAAGAGATTTTTCAAGACAGGAAGAGGACGTATTGCAGAAACAAAGCTGAGAATTTTAAGACAAGCTGATTCTAGAGATGGTTATAAAATGGTTGTATTATGTGTCAATGGAGAACAACTTACAAGACGAGTTCATCGTTTGGTTGCTATGGCATTCATCCCAAACCCACATAACTATCCTGTAATCAATCACAAAAATGAAATAAGAACAGATAATAGATGTTCTAATCTAGAGTGGTGTACTGTATCATACAATGATACATACGGACATGCTTTGGAAAAACGAAAGGAGAAGCTAAGTATAAAGGTGTATCAATATGACTCTTCTAAAAAACTCATTAAGATATTTCCGTCAATATCGGAAACGGCAAGAGTTGTTGGTTGTAATATAGCGTCTATACATTATTATATTAAGCATAAGTGTAAGAAACCGTATCGTGGTTATTATTACCGCACAACTGATGAGTGGAAAGGAGGTGAGTTATGAAAATATCAGCACTTATAAAGCTTCTTGAAATTCGTAAGAAACAGTTCGGTAATATAGAAGTTGTTGACGACTTAGGATATATCACGAATGACCTTGCGTACAACGAAGAAGATAATTCTTTGATAATAGTCACTGATACATTCAAAAAAGTAGGAAACAATGGTAAAGATTGAGATAAGAATACAAGGTGTAGTACGTGACAATATAGTATGCAAGTGGGTAACAGAAGAACAGCTAGCCTTCTTGCGTACATTGGAAGATGATAACTGGGCATTCAAAGGAGAACGCCCAAATCTTAAAATAACAATAATTAGTAAGTAAGTTATGATAGACGATAAGAAGATAGAAGCTATCAAGGAAGAAATCTACGAGGATAGATTCTTGCTCAATGGTGAAGAGATAGTCTTCAATAATGATGAAAAGGAGGAAATGTTCTACAAAGAGGACATCAAAGAAGCTATTGGACTAGGTGCTAAGTGGGCTATCAATGAGTTTATTAAAGACTTGTGGCATGCTATTGATGAAAATCCAAAAAAGTACTATAAATGTTTGGTAGAAGTTGTGTATCATAGACCACTCAACATGACGGATGAGATAGACTATGTTACTTCGCACCTTTCCAACTTTGGTTGGGATGAATCTAGTTTTAAGCGCAGCGACTATGCTATCAAGAGGTGGATATATATTGACGATTTACTGAAAGGATGCAACCATGATTAAGTCAGTTACTATGTACTCTGTCGTTTGTGACAGATGTGGAAAGACCTTCATTGAAGAGTTTAATGGCATTGTGGCTTGGTTGGACGAAGGAACAGCCAAAGAGCAAGCAATGGAAAGCGAATGGGCGGAGATTGGTGATAAGCACTACTGCCCAGACTGCTATGAGTTTGATGAAAAGTTGGATGAGTATGTTCCTAAAAAGAAAGGAGATAAGAATGAGTAGAAATTTAATGAGAATGGCGTTAATAATGGCTGCTACGGCAGCTTATGCACAAAATGATATTTTCGGGTGTTCAAGTCCTAGACTTGACGCACCAAGAGGCAATATTCCTTCTGATAAGCAGAAGTGTCAGCCAAAGGCGCAGCATGAGTTCACTATTAA